TGCGGGTGAGCCATCATGTACGGGTTTCCAAGTCGATCAGAGTCATCGGCCGTCACTCAGACACCCGTCAGCGAGGCTGTGGGCCTCGCCTGGCCACGATTAGCCCCATCCGGGTACGTCCGTACCCCCGAGACGGCTGAGCGGCTTTCAGGCCGCTCTCTAGGAATAGTGAACTACGTCACTAATAGGCCAGTGGGTGTCAAGGTAACCCCTATCTATTCTATGAAGGGGCACTGAAGGTGCCCCGATAAGAGCGCCATCAAGGCGCTCATCAGTAAAGACCGGCCTTTGAGGGCCGGTCGTTCAGAGTCTCTGCAGCCGCAGAGACGATCGCCGCGCCCTGAAGCGCGGCTCTTAGGGGTGATCACTCTGATTGGAACTCGTTCGAGTCCCAACTGGGAGACGCAACCGGCCAAGATGGACGTGCTGAACCTCCGACACACCTTCGAGACCTCGTCCAGGTGGGAGATCCCGGACTTGAGGCCGACGAGCTTCGTCCCAGCCAACCTGGCGGCATGGAACATGCCCCGACATCGCGAGTACGCCGCCGTGAGCGGCGGTGCTCTCCACTTCTTCCTCGATGACTACCGCTTCGAGAGCGTGTGGTCGTCCCCTGAGCGTCTTCTGCCTCGCGTCACCGCAGTCGGTGCGGCTCTCACGCCGGATTTCAGTCTCTGGCGGGACATGCCGACGCCGGCGCAGCTATGGAACGTCTACCGCTCCCGCTGGTGTGGCGCGTATTGGCAATCGCAGGGCGTTGAAGTCATTCCGACCGCCTGCTGGGCGGGCCCGGAGACATTCGACTTCTGTTTCGACGGCATTCCGACCGAATCAACGGTCGCGATTACCTCGATGGGCATTCGGGCGAGCGAAATAGATCGCTCGCTATTCCGCGATGGCGTGAAAGAGCTCATTTCCCGAACAAATCCGCAACTGATCCTGGCCTACGGCCGGCTGCGTCATTGCGACGACATCGATTTACCGGAGGTTCGCGAGTATCCGACCTTCTGGGACCGACGCAGAAAGGCGGTGACACCGGAATGGGAGGACGCGGACCACGCGGTGGCACCGGCCCCGGAATCGGCAAGGCCAAAGCCCGCAAGGCCAAGGGAGGTGCAGGTGCTGGATCCTCAGGTTCGTCAGGAGGTGGAGGCTCTGCAGGCTCTAGCTCGGGATCTGGCAAGGGCAACAGCGGTGCCGGAACAGGTGGAGTCGCGACCGGTGGAGGCTCCGCCGGCGGAATGGGCGGCGGCGGTTCGACAGGCTCTGTCAACCAGCAGCAGCACACCCGAGTAGAGATCGAGTTCGGTGGCAACTTGACAGCCACCGAGCAGGCGATCGAGCAGAAGTACCTCGACCAGCTCCCCGAGCACATCAGCAAGCGCCTCGCGGAGCGCGGCACGCGGCTCTTCGTCGGCGGTCGCGCTGACCAGTCGCCCGGATGGGCGCTGACGGGCCTCAAGCCCGACGACAAGAGCGGCGATGGCCGCGAACTGGGCGACCTGTCGTTCTACATGCCTGGCATCAACGCGGTCTACATCTCCTCGCGCTCGCCTCACGGCAGCGCCAACGTCTACGTCCACGAACTGGGCCACGCGGTCGACTACCAGTGGATCCGTGGAGGCCGCACGGTGACGTTCGCTGGCAAGGACTACCACGTCCGCCTCATCAGCGACGATCCGTTCTTCCGGGCGATGCACAAGAAGTACATCCGCGACAACGAGGGCGTCGACCCGTACTACCGCACGGGCAGCTACGGCAACGAGTCCAGCGGCCGACGCGAGTCGGTGGCCGAGGGTCTGGCGGTCTACAACCGCTACGGACGCGACGGGCTGGTAAAACTGTTCAACAGCCAAGAGGCTGCCACGTTGTGGATCAAAATCATGCAGAGATATGGGGTGATCAAGTAATGCAGAGGCCAGACGGCGGTATCCCGCCCATCAACCTTGCAGGATCACCCCACGCGCCGTATCCGACCGCGATCCTCAACCTCGGACGCTTCCGGTGGCTGACCCCTGGAGGTCACGTCATCGAGACCCCCGAGAGCGACATGGCCTGGGCACAGGAGCAAGCCGAGATCGCAGCCGAGGAAGGGGAGGATCCCCAGACCTTGGCAGGCTCGATCTACGGTGACGGCGTCAGCCTCACCCCCAGGACGCTCGCGTTCTGGGAAGCAGCCGCCCGCAAGGGCGGCAACGAGCTGTCGGACCTGCTGATCTAAGTGGGTTGGGCCGGCTCTGATCGCCGGCATCGACTCCCTCCCGGATGGGAGGACATCCGACTCGACGTGCTGAACAAGGCGCACTGGATCTGCGAGATACAGCTCGAAGACCGGTGCGTCGGCACAGCGTCTGAAGTCGACCACATCGAGCGAGGCGACGATCACTCGCGATCGAACCTGCGTGCGGCCTGCCACAGGTGCCACGCCAAGAAGTCATCCGAAGAGGGCATAGCCGCTCGCCGGAACAAGAAAGCCCGAGGAAAGCGACCACCAGAACGTCATCCAGGGCGTCGATAAGCAGGCCAGGAGCCTGCTCTATGCCCAGGAGGCAACATGGCAGGCACACGCGGTCCCATCGGGAAGCGAGACGAGGAACGCGTCCGCAGGAACGTCCCAGAGAACCCAACCGAGACCGTCCAGATCCACGGTGCGGTAAAGATTCCCGACCTCGGGGACATCAGCTTCAACGGTGAGACGCATCCGCTGATCACCGAGATGTACGACTCGATCAAGGCATCCGCTGCGGTCAAGTACTACGAGCCCACCGACTGGCAGTTCGCCCGTCTGACGCTCTTCACCCTGAACCAAGAACTCATCTACGCACGCGATCTCGGCAAGCCCATCGGGGCCATGAAGCTGACCGCGATAAACCAGATGCTCTCCTCGCTGCTGTTGACCGAAGGCGACAGGCGACGAGTTCGGCTCGAAATCGAGCGGAACCCCGGTGACTCTCCCACCGGCAACGTCGTCAGTATGTCCGACGCGCTCAGGCAGCGCCTCGCGGCCTCTCAGAGGGCCGCAGGCGGGGAGTGATGGTCCCCCGGAGGGGGTTTCTAGAGCCGCTGCCGCTACCAGCCCGCTCCCTCCTCCGGGGTTGACACTCTCCCACTGAAAGGAAATCCCTTGTCTACCATCGGCATTGAGATCGACCAGGACGAAATCGTTCTGACGCGTGGCCGGGACTTCCGGTGGTCGTTCGAGAACCTCGATGAGAACAACCAGCCCACCCCCTACCCTGCCGGCGACCTCTACTTCGAGCTGCTGACTGGCGGCGAGACGAACTGCGTCCAGCAGGTCGAGATCCTGCAGGCCAGCGACGGCGACTACCGCCTCGGCTATGACGGCGTGTGGTCCGACGACATCGAGTACTACCGCGCCGACGACTCCCTCTACGACCTGACGATCGACGTTCGCTCCGCGCTGGAGAACATCCCGGCCATCGGAGCCGGGAACGTCGCGGTCTCGCGCACCGGGCTCAACCCCGTGTGGAACCTGCACTTCACCCTGACGGGTACGAGCCAGAACGAGATCCAGCAGCTCAGCGTCGTCAACCTCCTCGGCTGGCTGGGCCAGCAGCTCGGTGAGGGCCAGATGGTCCTGTCCTACCGGGACACCGACGCCGACTACCCCATCTCCTTCGAGGCCAACGCTCAGACCATCCAGGCTGCGCTGGAGACCATCCCCCAGCTCGGTGTCGGCAACGTCACCGTCACCTCGGCGGGCAACGGCCTCTTCAACATCGAGTACAAGAACCTCCTGGCCGCACGCGACGTGGACCAGATCAAGGTCCGGGCCTACGAGAAGAACGCAGGCGACTTCTTCGGCGGTGGCATCACGGGCAACCTGCTCACCGTCCTGTCCACCAAGACGATCCAGAACGGCCGACGCGCCGTCCTCGACGGCCGGATGATGTCGACGCTGACCCAGAAGGTCAACGACTTCTTCTCGCTGTTCGATGACCGTCTCCCGATCCAGACCAGCTTCATCATCCGCAGCAACACCGACTTCACGATGGTCTGCAAGGCGACCAAGGGCTACGAGGAGATCGACCTCGTCACCTTCGACGTGGTCTTCTCTGCTGCGATGCTCAAGCAGTACCTGAGCAACCAGATCCTCCTGGCCGGTGCGATCGGCACCACGGCGGTCGACCTGTACTGGAACCACAGCTACGCAGTCGAGTTCGTCAACGAGCTGGCCAACCGGCCGCACCCGCTTCTGGTGGGTGACTCCTCCGGGCTGACCAACAGCATCACGAAGTTCTCCCTGCCCCCGAAGATCCGCACCACGTTCATCGAGCGCGGGCAGCGGGCGATCACCACCTGGCCGTTCATCGTGGAGGACACGATGGCCCACCTCAAGATCGAGAGCGAGGACGCAGACCGCATCGGTAACCGCACCCGCTGGCAGCTTGTCTTCCTCCCCGAGGGTGAGGACGCCGGCGGCGAGCCGATCGCTCGCGGGACAGTCACGGAGCAGCGATGAAGCTGCGGAGCATCCCCCCGGAGGGGAAGCCCGCACTGTCCTACGTCAAGACGCGCTCAGGCTCGATTCTAGGCCGCATAGAGCGTCCGGTGGGCAAGGTCATCGCCATCCCCGGTATCGCCGGCCCACGGGGCGCACAGGGCGACACAGGACCACGCGGACTGCAGGGTGACCCCGGACCTCAGGGTGTTCAAGGCATCCAGGGTCCAAAGGGCGACACCGGCCCCCGAGGGCTTCAAGGTGACCAAGGCGTTCAGGGTCCGAAGGGTGACCAGGGCGACCAGGGTGTGCAGGGTCCGCGAGGCGTCCAGGGGCCGCAAGGCACCGCTGGCACCAGCCTCGACATCGAGGGCACCGTCGCCACCTACGCCGATCTCCCGGTCAAGCCCCCCGCTGGCTCCGCGTACGTCGTGGCCGCTGACGGCAGGCTCTACTTCTTCGACGGCACGGCCTACCCGGCCAACGGCGCGGGCGTCCCGTTCCAAGGTCCGCGAGGACAGCAGGGCGTCCAAGGCAATCAGGGTCTCCAGGGACCGAAGGGCGATCAGGGTCCGCAGGGCATTCAAGGCCCGAAGGGTGACACTGGCGCTGCGGGATCCCAAGGGCCGCAAGGTATCCAGGGTGTCCAAGGCCCCAAGGGCGATACCGGCCCTGCCGGCGTCAACTCCTGGGGAGCCATCCCCGACAAGCCCAAGCTCGTCTACGGCAGCCTGAACGGCACCCCGGTTGATCTGGCCCTCTGGGTCGGCACCGAGGCCCAGTACCAGGCGCTCCCCACCAAGAACACCTCGACCGTCTACGTGAGGATCTGATGGCTTTCAGCCTCGGGTCCGTCGACATCAAGGCCGTCTCCCTCGGGGAGACTCCCGCCCAGAGGATCAGCTTGGGCGATGTGCTCGTTTGGCAGGCGTTCACCGAGTTCACCAGGGCGTTCACCACGGTGGGTGCGTACAGCATCGCCATCCCCGCAGGCTGCAGCAAGATCGACATCGTCGCGGTGTCCGGTGGCTGTGGTGGCTACGACTCCTGGTTCGGCCCCGCCAACGGCGGCGCGGGCGGTAAGTGGGCGTGGAAGACCCTCCAGCTCGGCACCGACTTCCTAGCCGGTCAGACCATCACCGGCGCTGTCGGCGGTGGAGGAGCCAAGAACCACGCAGCAGGCGGCAACTCCACAGCTACGGTCAACGGAGTCACTCTCGCGGCGTTAGGCGTCTCCTCGGGCAACAACCTCCCAGGCGGAACCACCACGGGCATTGGGCCTTCTGGAGGCAACGCGAACAACGGCAGAAACGTTCTCCTGAACGGCATCACCTACGTCGGCGGTGCCGACTCAGGCGGCGTCGGTAACCAGCCTGGCGGCGGTGGAGCTGGCGGATACGGCGGCTTCGGCGGCGGTTCTCTCGGCGGTCCCGGAGAAGTCTGGATCCGCTTCTACAACTAGACCTGGGCGGCTCCCCACCCACGGGGAGCCCCCTCTGGGCACGTAGCTCAACGGCAAGAGCAGCGGTCTCCAAAGCCGCAGGTTCCAGGTTCGAATCCTGGCGGGCCCGCACCCCACCCAGTCCTATTGGGGCTGGGTTTTTTCCCCGGTAGTCCAATCGGCAGGACGCCTGACTCTGGATCAGGAGATTGAGGTTCGAGCCCTTGCTGGGGAGCAATCAACGAAAGGAGATGCCATGCAGCGCATCATCATTGGCTTCATCGTCTCGAAGCTGATCGAGATCATCCGCAAGCGTTGGCGCTAATGGCCGAACCAGCCAAGAGCGAAAACGGTTGGGCTCCAGGCTGGATCGGTGGCGGCAGCCTGAACTGGGTCGACATTCCTGGGGCACTGGGCGTCTCGATGCAGTTCATGAAGGGATGGCCGACCGCCATCCTCCGGGCCTTCGCCGCCGACTACAACGCCTACGTCGAGCCACTATACGACGCAGACTGCGCCAGCTACACCAGCTCCAACAGCGTATGGACCTCGAACCACAAGAACGGTACGGGGATGGACATGCGATGGAACTCGCACCCATTCCGAAAGCGCGGCACGTTCACCGCCGCCCAGATGGCCGTCATCCGAGAGCTTCTAGCGTTCTACGAGGGCACCGTCTTCTGGGCCGGTGACTGGACCGAGCCCGTCGATGAGATGCACTGGCAAATGGGCTACGGGTCGTACAACAACCCGAAGACCGGCGACTTCATCCTCCGCAAGATCCGACCTGACGGCTTCTCCACGTTCCGACGCGGCGACACCCCGACGCCGGCTGCCGCCGACCCCGTGTGGGTGCTGGCCAAGGCCACGGGCCTTCCGACAGCTCGCGCTGCCGAGATCCTCCCCGCTGTCTCCGCTGGACTGCTCGCCTCTGGCTGCACCACCACGGCACGAATCGCCATGTGGCTGGCCCAGGTTGGCCATGAGTCGGTGTCGTTCAAGTACACCGAGGAGATCGCGAAGAACGGTCGCTACGCGCCCTACATCGGACGGACGTGGATCCAGATCACCTGGGACTACAACTACCGAGCGTTCGGCAAGTGGTGCTTCGAGCAGGGCTTGGTCACCGACCCGGAAGTGTTCGTCCGAGACTGGCTCTCGCTGGCCGAACTCAAGTGGGCCGGTATCGGCGCGGCCTGGTACTGGACGCAGGCACGCGGCACGCAGATCAACGACGCGGCTGACCGCCGCGACCTCAACGAGGCGACTCGCCTGATCAACGGCGGCTACAACGGCCTCTCCGATCGGCAGACCCGCTACAACCTCGCGAACACCCTCGGGGACAACCTGCTTGCCCTGATCGGTGTCAACACCCAACTAGACGAATGGGACGCCCTCATGGCCGACAACACGCTCTACCCGACTACGTCGGCCTACCGGGCCGACGACAAGCCGGTGCTCACCCTGCGGGACGCGGTCCTGCAGAACAACGGAATGCTCTACTCCAAGCTGGTCGAAGACGCTGCACTGCAGGGTGTTCCGGCAGCCATCGAGATCGTCGCCAAGCTGGCCAGCGGCCAGGGCCCCGGTGCCTCCGATGCCTTCAAGGTCGAGCAGGCCCGATCCATCATCCGAACCATCCGGGCGAACATCGCAGCCCAAACAGGAGCAGTCAAATGAGTCCCAAGATCTACGCCAAGGCCATCTTCGCCGGCCTCGTCGCCATCATCAGCGCGGCCTCCCTCAAGGCCGGTGGCCCGGACCTCTCGGTCCTGACCGCTGGTGACTGGCTGGCCGTCATCGGCGCTGGCCTGGTGACCGGCACGGGCACCTTCGCCGTCCCGAACAAGTCGACTGAGCCGAGCTTGTCACCCACCGAGGCTGTCGTCAGCGGTGTCCAACAGGTCATCGCGGCCCGCGCCACGGCCCAGGCCGAACTCGACAAGGTCACTTCGGTTCTGGGCGACATCGCCGGTCAGATCCCGGTCTACGGAGACGAAGCCAAGGCGATCGTCAACGCCCTACCCAAGTTCTAGAAAGGAGGCGGGGTGAGCCTCAGCAACAACGTCGAGCTTGCCCCGTCCCCTCCGCACATCGTCGGCCCGTCCTGGCAACGGACGGTCGACGGGGACTGGCACCTACCCGAGAAGACCCTCGGGTGGGGCGTCCTCGAATGGATGTCGGAGTACGTCAACACCCCAGGCGGGCATGACGATCCTAACCGACTCAAGTTTCTGATCGAGCTGGCTGATGCCGGCATCCCGATCAACGACCTCATGTTCATCCCCACCGACGAGCAGGTGCGGCTCGTTCTCTGGTGGTACGCCGTTGACGACAACGGCCAGTACGTCTACCGCGAAGGCGTGATCCGCCGGCTCAAGGGCTGGGGCAAGGATCCGTTCACCGCTGCCATCTGTCTCGCGGAACTCTGCGGGCCAGTGGCGTTCTCACACTTCAACCCACTGACTGGCGAACCGGTCGGCAAGAGGCGCAACGCGCCCTGGATCACCGTCGCCGCAGTGTCCCAGGACCAGACGAAGAACACCTTCTCCCTGTTCCCGGTCATGATCTCGAAGAAGCTCAAGGCCGACTACTCGCTCGACGTGAACCGCTTCATCATCTACAGCGACGGCGGCGCAGGACGCATCGAAGCTGCGACCTCAAGCCCCGCGTCGATGGAGGGTAACCGCCCGACGTTCGTCGTCCAGAACGAGACGCAGTGGTGGGGCCAAGGCCCGGACGGCAAGGTCAACGACGGCCACTCGATGGCATCGGTCATCGAGGGCAACATGACCAAGGTCGAGGGTGCCCGCACCCTGTCCATCTGCAACGCCCACATCCCCGGCACCGAGACGGTAGCCGAGAAGGCGTACGTCGAGTACCAGGACGTGCTCTCGGGCAAGAGCGTGGACACCGGGGCCATGTACGACGCGCTGGAAGCGCCGGCTGACACCCCGATCTCCGAGATCCCCTCTCAGAAGGAGGATCTGGAGGGCTACCTCGCTGGAGTCGAGAAGCTCCGACAGGGTCTCTACATCGCCCGAGGCGACAGCACATGGCTGCCGATCGAAGACATCATCAAGTCGATCCTGTCGACCAAGAACTCGATCACCGAGTCCCGACGCAAGTTCCTCAATCAGGTCAACGCGTCCGAGGATTCGTGGCTCTCCCCGCAGGAGTGGGACCGCTGCTACGCAGACCCCGCGAAGTACAAGGAGCGGTTCGGGCACGACTTCGTTCCGCCTGGCAAGGGCGACAAGATCGCCCTCGGGTTCGACGGGTCCAAGTCCAACGACTGGACGGCCCTGGTGGGCTGCCGGATCTCGGACGGCTACATCTTCGTCATCAAGATCTGGAACCCCGACGCCACGGGAGGCGAGGTGCCTCGCGAGGACGTGGACGCCACTGTCCACTCTGCCTTCCTCAAGTACGACGTGGTGGCGTTCCGGGCTGACGTGAAGGAGTTCGAAGCCTACGTCGACCAGTGGGGCCGCGCCTACAAGAAGAAGCTCAAGGTCAACGCCTCTCCGAACAACCCCGTCGCATTCGACATGCGCGGGCAGACAAAGCGATTCGCGTTCGACTGCGAGCGCCTGGAGGACGCGGTCCTCGAAGGCGAGGTCTGGCACGACAACAACCCGACGCTCAAGCAGCACGTACTCAACGCCAAACGGCATCCGACGACATACGACGCAATCTCGATTCGCAAGGTCACCAAGGACAGCAGCAAGAAGATCGACGCTGCCGTCTGCGCTGTCCTGAGTTTCGGTGCGAGACAGGACTATTTGATGAGCAAGAAGGCTCGCTCCGGGCGGGTGGTGATGGTTCGATGACAGCACCGCTTCCCGGTCAGGAAGAGATCCCAGATCCAGCCATCGCCCGAGACGAGATGGTCTCGGCGTTCGAAGAGGCATCTCGCAACCTCAAGACGAACACCAGCTACTACGACGCCGAGCGCAGGCCAGAAGCCATCGGAGTCACCGTCCCCCCCTCGATGCAGTCGCTCCTGGCCCACGTCGGCTACCCGCGACTCTACGTGGACTCGATCGCAGAACGCCAGGCAGTAGAGGGCTTTCGCGTCGGAGACGCTGACGAGACCGACGAAGAGATGTGGCAGTGGTGGCAGGCGAACAACCTGGACATCGAGGCTCCCCTCGGCTACACCGACGCCTACGTCCACGGTCGCAGCTACATCACGCTGTCGATGCCAGATCCCCAGCTCGACCTCGGTTGGGATCCGAAGACGCCGATCATTCGGGTAGAACCGCCCACGCGGATGTACGCCAAGATCGACCCCCGGATCAACAAGGTCAGCCAGGCCATCCGAGTCGCCTACGACGAAGAGGGCAACGAGATCCAGGCTGCCACGCTGTACACGCCCAACGACACCTTCGGGTGGTTCAAGGCTGACGGCGAATGGCAGGAGTGGTTCAGCGTCACGCACGGCCTCCAGGCCGTTCCCGTTGTCCCGCTTCCGAACCGGACCCGGCTCTCGGACCTGTACGGCACCAGCGAGATCACGCCCGAGCTTCGGTCCATGACCGACGCGGCGGCTCGCATCCTGATGCTGATGCAGGCCACTGCAGAGCTGATGGGTGTCCCCCAGCGACTCATCTTCGGCATCAAGCCCGAAGAGATCGGTGTGGACCCCGAGACGGGCCAGACGTTCTTCGACGCCTACCTCGCTCGCATCCTCGCGTTCGAGGACGCCGAGGGCAAGATCCAGCAGTTCTCGGCAGCCGAGCTGGCCAACTTCACCAACGCCCTCGACCAGATCGCCAAGCAGGTCGCTGCGTACACGGGGCTCCCTCCCCAGTACCTCAGCACCGCTGCGGACAACCCGGCCTCTGCTGAGGCCATCAGGGCCGCAGAGAGCCGGCTGATCAAGAAGATCGAGCGGAAGAACCTGCTCTTCGGTGGTGCGTGGGAAGAGGCAATGCGCCTCGCCTGGCGCATGGCCAAGGGCGGCGAGGTCAAGCCCGACATGCTCCGCATGGAGACCGTCTGGCGTGACCCGTCGACTCCGACCTACGCGGCCAAGGCCGATGCGGCAGTGAAGCTCTACGCCAACGGCGTGGGTGTCATCCCTCGCGGCAGGGCCCAGATGGACATGGGCTACTCCATCAAGGAGCGCGAAGAGATGGACCGGATGTTCGAGAAGGAGGCCGCACAGGGTCTCGGAATGCTCGGCACGGTCTACGCCGAGGACGGCAGCACTGACGGTGCAGCTCCCAAGGCGATCGGCACGAAGACGGCTGACGGCAAGACCGTGAAGCCGGTGGAAGCTGAGGTCACCACGACGTGACCCCCGAGCAGTACGCCACGGCGCAGTACGCCATCACCGCCGGCCTAGCCGCCTATGTGCAGCGATTCGCATCGCTGTTCACCGGCCCGGTCCTGACGAGTGCGGAATGGGTCAAGCTGCTGGCCACGCTGTTCCCCGAGGTTGAGCGGCGGTACTCCGAGAGTGCCGCCCTCGGCCGGACCTTCTACGACTCCCAACGTGAACGCCACCATCCTGGGCTCGACCGCAACGAGAGGTTGCAGTCATCGCTCAAGTTCGAGTGGTTCGTCCAGAACATGCAGCCCGCACGGCGGGGGATGTCTCAGGCAGACTCCCCCAACGTCGCGGTAACTCGCTTGGCGCTGAGCGTAGTTCGCGAAGTGGAGATGGCAGGACGCCGACAGATCATCGGCGCTGTCAAGAACGACCCCGAACGCATCGTTCAGGGTTGGGCGAGGGTGGCCACAGGACGCGAAACATGCGCCTGGTGCCTGATGCTCATCTCGCGTGGACCCGTCTACACCAGCGCACGGGACACCGGCATCGACCTCGACAACCAGACCGTCCTCGACCTTTGGGAAGAGGCGGGCATGGACCCCGAGAAGTTCCGCGAAGAGACCAAGGACCACATCGAAGAGTGGCACGCAGGGTGTGACTGCCTCGCGTTCCCCGTATTCGACAGGGACAACTGGCCTGGGCTCACCGCCCAGAAGGAAGCACTCAAGCTCTGGATCGACGCCGGCAAGGAAGCCAGCAAACTCATCGATTCGGGCAAGGCCCGCTCCGACAACATGAACCGAGAGACGATCAACGCTCTCAGACGACGCCTGGACAACGGCGAAATCGTCATCCCATCTTACGCCCTGGCGGCGTAACCCCCAAGTAGCCCAGGAGGCGAAAACACATGTCCGACACCGTAACCACCGAAAGCACCGACACCACGACCACGACCCCGGAGGTCAAGGACGCACCGGAGACTTTCAGCCGCGAGTACGTCGAAGAGCTTCGGCGTGAGAACGCAGCTCACCGCACCGGCAAGACCGCTGCTGTCGACGCTGCGAAGGCCGAGGCGAAGAGGCACTACGAGGCTCTCCTCGCTGAGAAGGACACGGCATACACGGCGCTTCAGAACGACCTGGGCAACGCCTGGATCGAGCTGGAGAAGCTCCAGACCACCTTGGCTCTCAAGGTTCCGAGCGAGCGCGTTCAGGCGTTCGCGTCGTTCCTGCAGGGCACCGACAAGGACTCGATCGGTGAGTCCGCGAAGGCAGCTTACGAGCTGGCTGGCGGGTTCAAGACCAACTCCCCGGCGTTCGACCCCACGCAGGGTCGTGGCGGCGGCGGTGGCAAGGATCCGTTGGCGCTCAACGGCGATCCGATCATGCAAGCACTCTGGGCAGCCGTCAACAAGGGCAAGTAGCAACACCGCTCCACCCTCCCTAGCTTCACCCCACCAAATAGAAAGGGCCAAACATGGCCGCAGGCACTGCATTCGAGGTCGACCACAGCCAGATCGCTCAGACGGGCGACACCATGTTCAAGGGCTACCTCGAGCCCGAGCTGGTTCAGGACTACTTCGAAGAGGCCGAGAAGACCTCGATCGTTCAGCAGTTCGCCCGGAAGATCCCGATGGGTACGACCGGTCAGAAGATCCCCCACTGGACCGGCGACGTGAGCGCGTCGTGGATCGGTGAAGGCGACATGAAGCCCATCACCAAGGGCGACATGACCAGCCAGACGATCGCGCCCCACAAGATCGCGACCATCTTCATCGCCTCGGCGGAAACCGTCCGTGCGAACCCCGCCAACTACCTGGGCACCATGCGTACCAAGGTGGCGACCGCGTTCGCGATGAAGTTCGACGGCGCTGCGCTGGACGGCGTTGGCTCGCCGTTCCCGACCAGCCTGGCTCAGGCCACCAAGTCGATCTCCCTGGTCGACCCGGCCGGCTCGGGTGACGCTGACCTCACCGTGTACGACGCGGTGGCCGTCAACGGCCTGTCGCTGCTCGTCAACGACGAGAAGAAGTGGACCCACACCCTTCTGGACGACAAGGTCGAGCCGATCCTCAACGGCGCGAAGGACCAGAACGGCCGTCCGCTGTTCATCGAGTCCACCTACGGTGAGGCGGCTTCGCCGTTCCGCCAGGGCCGCATCGTCGCTCGTCCGACCATCCTGTCGGACCACGTCGCCAACGGCACCACGCTGGGCTTCATGGGCGACTTCTCCCAGATCCTCTGGGGCCAGGTCGGCGGTCTGAGCTTCGACGTTACCGATCAGGCGACCCTGAACCTCGGCACGCCTCAGGCTCCCGAGTTCGTGTCCCTGTGGCAGCACAACCTCGTCGCAGTCCGTGTCGAGGCCGAGTACGCGCTGCACATCAACGACGTGCAGGCGTTCGTCAAGCTGACCAACGTCGTCACGCCGTAGTTCCAACTTGACACCCACTAAGCGGGTTCCCCTGATGCCGGTGGGGATGAAAGCGGGCTTTGGCAAGTCCCGCCCGCTTGGTGGTGTCAACCACACCAGAGAGGACCACATGAAGATCCGATCCACCCTCAACGGTGGTGTGGCAGAGGTCGATGACGACTACGCAGAGCGGCTGATCGAAGCCGGCGGCTGGGAAGTTGCCGAGGCTCTCGCCCCCACCAAGACCAAGCGCATTCGGCGCACCAAGGAACAGATCGCGGCCGACAAGGCTGCCGAGGCTGCCAAGAACCAGGAGTAGCCAATGGCATTCGCGAAGGCCAGTGACGTAGTTGTGCTCTGGGCCAAGGAGCCCGAGCCAGAAGTGATGGCGCTGATCGAGCGCCGGCTCGCACAGGTCGAGCGGATGATCCGGCGTCGTATCCCGGACCTCGACGTGAAGGTCGCTGCGAACCCGACGTTCAAGGCTGACCTGATCGACATCGAAGCCGATGTGGTTCTGCGCCTTGTGCGTAACCCCGAGGGCTACCAGTCCGAGACCGATGGCTCGTACACCTACCAGCTCTCCGCAGACCTGACCACCGGCAAGCTGAGCGTCAACGACGAAGAGTGGCAGATCCTCGGTGTGAACCGGCTGTCCCGGATGTCGGTGATCGCCCCGACGATCGTGATGCCGACATGATCGTAGCTGGCGATGCTCATCGCGCCCCGATCATCTATCCCCCTGGCACGCCGGCGGTCCTGCCCGATCAGGTCGACAACACGAAGTGCGACCACGAAGCCATCCCTCCGATCTGCTACTGCGTCCACGACTGGCGGATCGAGTGGGGCAACGTCTCTCGCGCTCCGAAGCCAAAGGCCACCTATGTAACGGACAGCCCATGAGCCTCCTCGACACCGGTGCCCGGTACCAGCCCGTCACCGTCTACCCCGAAGAGATGGTGCTCGACAAGGACGGCAACAAGAAGACCCAGCCGTCCAAGGTCGGCATCCCCGCCATCGCCCGACTCCAGGTGGCCAACCAGTCAGGCACGTCCGCACGACGTGCTGAGCAGGACAACGAGGGCTTCGAGTCCGAGAAGGTCTACCGGATGCGCTTCCCGCGCTCGTTCACCAGGGATCACGGGGTGCTCGGTGCCCAGACCCAGATCGAGTGGAAGGGCAAGCGGTGGGCTCTGTTCGGTGACGCCACCGAGTACGACTCCTCCCCCGCTCTCCAGCGGGTCGACTACACCATCAAGAGGTACTGATGGCGAGGGTCTACGCCAACGCGAACAGCGCGGCTGCCCACCACGTCGACACCCGCAGGGCGATCCGCAAGGAGGCCCAGGAGGGTGGCCGGCGTTCAGAGGCTCGTCTGGCTTCGGCCAGGGCGTCGTCGGATCACACGAAGATCTACGGCCCGTCCCACCAGACGAAGGTCACCGTCACCCACGGTGTCCTCGACTCGTTCATCAACCTCGAAGGCACCGACCCGATGGCAATCGAGTTCGGCCACTTCCCTTCTGGCTACTTCGCTCCCGAGCGATTCGGCCGGATGACCAAGAGCCCGTCCGGGCTGTACATCATCACCCTCGGCTCTGGAGCTGGCGGGTCTATGGCCGTCTCCAGCGGCAGGAAGCGAGGCAAGCGATGACCTTGCCCCGCGTACAACAGATCGTGGCTCCGCTCCTGCGGGAAGGGCTGCCCAACGTGACGATCACGACCTGGGTGCCCGACATCGACTGGCGAGAGTTCCCGATGGTCAACGTCCGACGCATCGGCGGGATCAGGAATCCCGACGCACCCACGCTCCACACCATGCCGGTGATCGAGCTGTCTGCTTACTCGAACGAGGGTCTCATCGAGTGCGAGGAGCTTTACGAGCAAGCTCTCGACGTTCTCTACGAGGCAGTTCGTACTCAGAAGTCAACGCCCGCAGGACGTTTGAACTCCATGTACGAAACGATGGGAGCAACGCAGTTCAGCTCCCTCTACCAAGACTCCTGGCGCATCCAGGGTCTCATCAGGCTCGGCGTCCGCGCTCCGAGATCCACATAACCGAAAGGTACCCCAATGGCAGAAAACGACGATGCAGTCTTGACCGCTGCGGTCGGCTACGTCTACACCGCCCCTCCGGGCACGAAGGCTCCGACCCCCACCCAGCTCAAGACCATCAACCTCAGCAAGCCCGAGACCTGGACCGGCGCGACCGGTTGGGGAAGCGTCGGCCACACCAGCCGAGGCACGCTCCCCGAGTTTGGTTTCGAGGGCGGCGACTCCGAGGTCAAGGGCTCTTGGCAGAAGAAGAAGCTCCGCGAGATCACCTCCGAGGATCCGGTCGACTACCTGACCATCGTCCTGCACCAGTTCGATGAGGAAGCCCTCGCGCTGTACTACGGCGAGAACGCCTCCGACGAGGCCGGCGTCTTCGGCTACAGCGGCAAGGCTCCGACCAACGAGAAGGCCGTCCTGGTCATCATCGAGGACGGCGACCTGCGTCTGGGCCACCACGCCAGCAAGTCGAGCGTCAAGCGCGACGACGCGATCGAGCTGCCGATCGATGACCTGGCCGCGCTCCCGGTGCGCTTCACGTACCTCGACTACGAGGACGAGCTGCTGTTCACCTGGATCAACGAAGACCTGTTCAACGTGGACGAGGTCTAGCTAGAACTTGACACCCACTTAGGGTGTCTACCCCGGAGGGGGAGGTTTCCTTGGCGGGCCTTGCCTCCCCCTCCTCCCGCCAAAACGTAAGCCCGCCAACACACTTGAAAGGTTCGCCACATGGGAAACGTATTCACTCTGGACTCTGTCCGCGAAGAGGTCGAGAAGGAGTTCGCTCCGGTCACCGTCGACATGGCTGAGGGCTCCGTGGTCCTCCGCAACGTCCTGCGGGTGCCGAAGCTGCGCCGCGACAAGGTGTTCAAGCTGATCGATGATCTGGACGCCGCAACGAAGGACGCGGACGGCAAGCCGATCCCCGAGGAAGAGCTGGGGTTCGAGCACATGGAGCGGACTGCCGAGTCCGCCATCGAGCTGATCCGCCTGGTCGCTGACAGCGACAAGCTGGCCGAGATCCTCTGCACCGTGCTGGAAGACGACGTGGCCCTCGCGCTGGCCGTCTTCGGCAAGTGGATGGAGGTCACCCAGCCGGGGGAAGCCGAACGCTCGCAGAGCTGATTGACGAATACGGCGACTGCATCTTCGCAGACCTGATGGAGGAGTACGGCGTGGACATCGGGGACATCTTCGTCCCCGAGTCCCGTCTGACCCCCCTCAAGGTGATCATCCTGATCAAGGAGCTGCCGTTCTCCTCACGGTTCTACGCCGAGAAGCAGGGCGGGCCGCAGTTCCGAGGTTGGGACGAGACGAGATACGCCACCGTAGCCATCGTCAACGCTGTGCGAGCCCTGCAGTACACCTACGTCGCCGCTCACTCCAAGAGCCGGCCGAAGCCGCCTTCGCCGTTCCCGATTCCGAGGAAGGCCAAGACATCGCTGCAAGAGCAGATCAACAAGCCAGGCACGTTCGCACACATGGTTGCTACCCAGATGCGCGCTGCCAGAAAGAGAAAGGCAGAGCGAGATGGCAGGAGCAGGCGGGACTGAGGTAGGCCGGATCTCGATCCGGGTCTCCCCCGACACAGACAAGTTCCGCAAGGAGCTGAAGGAACAGCTCGAAGCGATCGAGAAGTCCGAGTCCAGCGATGTGCCGGTCAACGTAGAGGTCGACACGGCCAAGGCGCTGGCCGACTTCCGGGCGATGATGGCGACGATGCGTGCCGAAGGCAAGCAGGGCGTCAGGGTCGACGTAAATCCGAACCGTACCGGAGGCTCAGCGGGCGCTGGGCGCACGAACGGCGGCTCCGGGGGTAACGACACCCGAGACATCTCGGACATCGACAGAGCGGTGCGTGACAGCACCGCGAGCATGAGCCGGTGGGCCGCATCGTGGCGTGAAGCTCGCGCTGGTATCTCCGACACCGGCCGTGCCCTCAGGCAGGCCGTGCAGGGCACCCGTGACTACAACGCGGGCATCCGCGAGACGGTCTACCAGCAGCAGCTCCAGCGACCGCTGTTGAACCACACCTACGCAGATCTCAAGGCCCGCATCGAGAAGATGCGTGAGTTCACCGGAGCCCTCAAGCAGCAGCAGCAGTGGCTGCGCCAGGGCGACTCCACCCTCAGCGCCAACGCGGCGCGGTGGAAGAGCTGGATGATGGCCGTCCGCGACACCAACGAGAACGCGACCAGCGCCGTCAAGAAGTTCGGTGCGTCGTTCCGCGCCCTCCGGGGCGGCGGTGGTGCCGACGGTGGAGGAGGGATCTTCTCCAGCATCACCAAGATGTTCGGCAACTCAGGTGACGAAGCAGAAGACGCCGCACAGAAGTTCGGCAGCGCAGGCAAGAAGATCCTCGGTCTCTCCCGAGGGATGTGGATCTTCACCGCCGTGGTGGCCCTCGCGGCCCCGCTGGTCGGTCTGATCGCCGGCCTCCTGGCCGGTCTCCCCTCGCTCGTCGCAGCGTTCGGCGCTGGCATCGCCGTGGTGGCTCTGGGCATGGACGGCATCAAGAAGGCCGCTGAGGTCATGAAGCCCGCTCTCGACGGCGTGAAGGCTGCGGTCTCCTCGACGTTCGAGCAGGGACTCACCCCGGTCTTCGAGAAGCTCGGCTCGTTCATGACGACGATCACCCCCAACCTGCAGAGCGTTGCAGGCGGTCTGGTCGAGATGGCCTCCGGGTTCACCGACGTGATCACGCAGGGTCAGGGTCTCTCGCAGATCCAGAACATCCTCAACCAGACGGGCGCGTTCTTCACCGGTCTCACCCCGGTGATCCAGCAGGGCACAACGGCGTTCCTCACGCTGGCCAACGCCGGCGCGAACAGCTTCGGCACCCTGTTGGCTCCGCTGCAGACGTTCGCCACCCAGTTCAACGACATGGTCAACCGGATCACCACCAACGGTGCGTTCGAGGGCGCTATGTCTGGCCTGGCCCAGGTGCTCGGCTCGGTCCTCAACCTGTTCACCCGACTCATGGAGTCCGGTGTCGAGGCGATGGGACAGCTCGGCGGTCCCCTGTCGACGTTCATCAACGGGTTCGGTGACGCATTCATCGCTCTGATGCCTGCGTTGACCTCGGTGTCGTCGTTGCTGGGCAACGTCCTCGGGACCGCGCTCTCGGCGCTGGCCCCGGTGATCACCGCTCTCACACCAGCGTTCACGATGCTGGCCAACACCCTCGGTCCCATCCTCACGGGTGCGATCACGGCGTTGAGCCCGGTCCTGACTCAGGTAGCCGAACTCCTCGGTGGAGCCATCACCACGGCACTGCAGGCGCTCGCGCCGATGCTGCCCGGTCTGATCGCTTCGTTCGGGCAGCTCGCCAACACCCTGGTGACGAACCTCGCTCCGTACATCCCGCAGCTCGCTACGGCGTTCGGCCAGATCGTCGGTGCGGTACTGCAGTTGGCTCCGACCATCGCGAGTCAGCTCGTCCCGGCGTTCATCCAGATGGTCCCGGCGATCATGCAGCTCGTACCTCCGATCATGTCGCTGGTCCAGTCGTTCGTCCAGATGCTCCCCACGATCATCCCGATCGTGCAGGCAGTGATCTCCCTCGCGGGAGCGTTCCTGCAGGTCGGTGTCACGATCGGCGGTCAAGTCCTCGGTGCCATCGCCAGCTTCATCGGCGTCATCGCGGATGTCACGTCGAAGATCTCGGAGTGGGTGGCCAGCTTCGCCAACGGCGCATCCCAGATCGCAGCGAAGGCTGCGGAGCTTCCGGGCATGGTCAAGTCGGCCCTCGGCAACCTGATGACGATCGGCCTCCAGGCCGGTAAGGATCTGGTCCAGGGTCTGATCAACGGCATCGGCGGAATGATCAGCTCGGCGGTCTCCAAGGCCAAGGAGCTGGCGTCGGGTGTGGCTGGGGCGGTCAAGAGCTTCCTCGGTATCCACTCCCCGTCGAAGCTGTTCACCGAGTACGGCCAGTACACCGCTGAGGGCTACAGCAACGGCTTGGAGAAGGGCTTCCAGCCCGTCATCGACCAGGCCCGCGATCTAGCCGGCCAGGTGGCCGCTGCGTTCTCCTCGGGGCAAGACCCCACGGGTCTGCTCGCCGGGATGAACAAGGGCGAACTCAAGCGGATGGACAAGGTGCTCTCCTTCGAGGAGAAGCGTCTGGAGAACCAGGCGAAAGCCCTTGACTACCAGGCGAAGTTGGCATCCGACAAGGGTGAGAAGGATCGACTCAAGGCCCAGGCCGACGCGATCCGCCAGCAGAAGGAACAGCTCTCGCTGCAGTCCGACATGTTGGACCTGACCAAGGAGTACAACGACGCCTCCGGTGACGCGAACGACCTGAACACCGTCCTCGGTGAAGCTGTCGGCAAGACGATGGGCATCCCCGTCGACTTCGCCAAGGCCACTGCAGGGCAGTTCCTTTCGGACATCGGCATCGGTGGCAACGGGATCATCTCCAAGGGTCTCTCGGAGGGCATCAAGTACATCTTCCAGATCGGCTCGGTAGATGAGGCCATGTCCATCAAGGACCGGCAGGAGTCCAAGGACGCTCTGTCCGTTGTTGGCCGTTCGAAGTAGCCGAACTTGACACCCACTTAGGAGGCACATTGATCACCGACACCGTCGTAGAACTCGAAGGTGTCAACGGTGAGCGTTTCAATCTGACGACCGGTGACCAGGGCGTGTTCCTGGCCACAGACGTGGAGGGTTGTTTCTACGACCCTCCCGTCAAGGTCGTGATTGAGGAGCCGGGGAACTACCCCGGTGCTCGCTACTTGAACCACCGAGTCCTCAAGCGGGACATCGTGTTCGGGGTTGAGATCCTGAACGACGCGAAGCGAGGCCCGAAGTCGTGGCTCTCGCGAGACTCACAGTGGCGGAAGGCATGGGCGTTCAACCGCGTCTGCAAGCTCTACGTCACCACCCCGGACTCCGGGACGCGCTACCTCAAGGTCGCGCTGTTCGAGTCACCCAAGGTCGACATGAAGACCGACCCGCGTGGCAACTCGATCAACCTCACCGTCATGTCGTGCATCTCGTACGACCCGTTCTGGTACGAAGACGATCGCGTCTTCTCGGCCAAGACGAAGCTCGACACCCGGTTCAAGCCGGTGCTGTTCGACATCCCCGGCGAGTGGCCGTGGGAACAGCTCCCCCGCGAGACGCTGACCATCAAGGTCGACCGTGGGCAGGGTGGGCTCAACCCCACCGACCAGTACATCTTTCCGAAGTGGACCGTCCCCGGTTCCACCGAGCTGCTGCCTGACCTCCCCTACCCGTTCCCTCCGGGGATCGACATCCCGTGGGAGAAGGCACCGTTCACTCAGTTCGTCATCCCGGACTACTCGTTCGAGGATCCCGAGTTCGAGAACCGGCGCGTGAAGACGCCGGGGCTGATCTACGGCGAGAACTGCTTCATCGACACCGACCGACGAGAAGAGCAGATCGCATCTGAGTCTGGCTCGCAGGTCTGGGCTCGCATGAACGGTGTCCGGTTCCGCAACGGCATCCCGCCGTACACCGAAGAGCGCACGTTCGTCGTAGAGGCGACCGGGTGTCCTCCGGGGCAGATCATCACGCTTCGGCTCCCGAGGCCGTGGTCGCGCTGCTGGGGGCTCGAATGAGCGGCCTCAGCTCGCTGGGCCAGGCCGAGGATCTGTACACGCTGATCTGCGAGCGCCGCCTCAAGCGCGAGCAGGCTCGACTGGCCGAACCCGACGTAGAGCTGCGCGACGGAGACTTCCGTCTGCGCGGCCTCGTCGCCGGCTACCGAGTCCTCGAATGGGAGTTCATCGAGAACGAGACCAGCACGGCCACGCTGCAGCTCTCGCTGAGCCACTACCTGGCGAAGTGGGTGATGAACCACCGGGGTCGAGCAAAGCGGAACGTGATCCTCAACATCGAGAAGCAAGGCTCTCGATGGACCGGGATGATGGATCACTACCGGGTCGTGAAGACCGATTCTGGTGACGCCTACCTCGAGGTCGTGTTTTTGCACGATTTCGAGCAGACGAAGCACATCCGCGTCTGGTGTAACCCATTTCTACGCCCTGAGCTGCAGTTTCCCAAAATCTGGATCATCTTCGGTCCTGCCAAGTGGAGTTTGCTGGTTACGCTGTTCGTCAACCTGCTCCGGTTGGAAACGAGTCTCTGGACACTCCCTGACGATCCTACGGATCTCAACGAGTGGATGGGGCCGTCGTTCAACCCAGCAAACTGGCGGAACATCGTCAAGCCGTTCCCGTTCCTGCTGGACAACAGTCCTGTCTCGATGGTGTTCTCGCGCTTCGGCACGTTCTACGACACCGCTCGGCAGCTCCTTGAAGACCATCAGCTCACGCTGACGTGTCGGCGCTACATCAAGGATCGCGACCCGCATCCGTTCGAAGACATGAAGTCGTTCTGGGGCATCCCCTTCATCGACAACCTCTTCGAGCACGTCCCCCTCAGGGACGGCTGTGTGGTCTGGGACATCGAGGACAACAGCGGCTGGGGTACTGAGACCGCCTTCGGCGGATCGTGGCTCACGGGCTTCGTCAGGGCTCTCGTCAACCTCACCAGCAACGGTGATGTCGAGGGCGTGGATGTGTTCAGCGGGGACTACACGTTCCCCAACGAGTACTACCGGCCTGACTTCCTGGGCACCAGCCCTACGGCTCCGCACGTCGTGTTCGAGGAGGGTCCGCTCACCGGGATCAAGTCCTCCGAGTTCTCGTACTACGAGGCGACTGACACCAGCTTCCTGGCGGGTGGCCAGTCAGCTCCAGGCGTGAATGAGGGGATCTCAGCCCTGGTGAACATCGGCGGTGATGTTCTCACGTCATGGATTAACTCGATGCTCGCCTCTGTCGCCGTCTTCGGCGGCGCGATCGACCTTCCGCCTCTGGGTGGCCTGATGGACGCAGTCCTCAGCCCGCTCTATACGGATGTGTTCGGTGCGTTCATGGAGGTGCCGACGCTCCGCGCCGGCGGCGTGTCCCTGCCGTTCGCAGGGCTCGAAGACGTGAAGACCGGCCTCGGTGACTTCCACTACTTCGAGAACATGGTGGACAGCCCCATGAAGGCGTTCACCCTGTCGGCGTTCGCCAGCATCGCGGCCGAGATCCACAAGACCCGTCAGCGGTCAGCTCACACCATCAAGGTGTCTGACGCCGCACCCTACATCTTCGCTCCGAAGCCCTACGGGCACTGCTGGATTGGAGACAGGGTCGGCACGTCGGTCCTCGGCTACCCGGTCGAGGATCAGCTCTTCGTAGAGCGCATCCGCAAGATCAAGCATCGCATCGACCAGGACGGCATGAAGCCGATCGAGGTCGAGATCGGATACCGCGAAGCGAAGAACCCCTCCCTCCACATCCTCGAAGAGATCAAGCGTTTCAACGGCGCTATGGGAACTGCGGGGATCCTCTAGAAAGGCTCGCCGAATGTCACTGCCCACCCAAGAGACTCACGACCCCCGAGACCCACGACAGCACGTCGTGTGGGCGCTCCGCAACCTCCCGATGGTTGCGGGAGTGGGTGCGATCACGCACCCCGGCTACCTCTCGGATTGGTCAGAGCACTTGTACAAGTGTGGCTTTCGGCACGTTGACAGTCTCCGGGCGCTGGCTGATGAGGACGGCAACATCCATGTCAGCCAGCTCCCCGAGCAGGAGATCCGCTTCCAGCAGCCCTTCCGAGGGCAGCGCCACCCCATGAACCCCGCTGCGAGGTGGGTCGAGAAGGACGAGGCAGATCCAGAACCCGTCCGTATCCCCGACATTCGCAAGCTCACAGACCAGGAGAACCAAGCGATGCTCCAACAGTACCGGGACCAGGGATGGATCCCGGATGACCGAGTCGGCCCCGCGAAGGCCGAGGTATTCGAATGACTTACCGCTTCGTCCCCAACTTCGCCCTGCGGGTGGTGCAGATCGCACTGCTCGTAGAGGCGATCATCCGGGGGCTCAACTACATGGCCACCCCGAGTGACTACTCCCCCATCTACTCAGCAGCCGAACAGTCCGCGCCCCTGTGGGTCTGGGGATGGCTGTTCATCACAGCCGGCGTCCTCGGACTGGCCGGTGAGGCATGGATGTCCAGCAACGGATCGAGCCTCGCCTGGAACTACCGGGCGTGGCCGTCGTTCGTCTCGCACATCGGGCTCATGTCCCTGTTCGTAGCCTTCGCCCTGTCCTCTGGCGCTGGCGTCATCAGCCGAGAGCCGTTGTACGGCTTCATCTCTCCCGCAGACTTCATGTTCTTCGCGGTCGCACACTGGGCCTTCGCCCGTCGCCGGAAGCATGTCTGAGGGGCAGAGCCTCCTGGCCCACCTCCCCGAACAGTGGGTGGGTATCGGAGCCGTTCTGCTGTTCCTGACCTACATCATCGGTCAGATGGTCGAGAAGTACGAGCGCATAGCAAAGGTGGTCCCGTTCGGTCGCATCCTGCACCGACGAGCTGTCTCTCGCGTAAAGCCAATCGACGCAATGCAAGTCGCCAAGGCGGTCGAAGACGCCCGCAAGGAATGGGAGCTTGACGGCAACTCCGCGCTCACGATGATGGAGGCCCGTCTAACGACGATCTCTGCTGTCTCCCGGCAGCAGGTAGCCGACATCGATGAGCTGCAGGACACCGTCCGCGCCTTCCGCGCCTGGTCTGGCTACGACTCGCGCTGGCACCACAAGCACGAAGTCGACAACGCCGATAACGACAGCCACGTCATCACCCCGCACAAGGACTTCTTCGAGTTCGAGAAGCTCTGGCGCTCCTCGCCCGAAGAGGCGAGCAAACTCACGTAGGAGACAGATGAACTATCCCGAGACCCCGACCGGCGCACTAGACGCCGGCGGGGCCTTCGTCATCGGCGGAGGCAGTTTCAACTACGGCCAGGACTACAACGAGCAGGTCGTCCGCAAGCTGTTCACCCCTCCGGTCCCCACGCCAGCCAACGCGATTAGTTTGCTGCGGAAGCAGCTCTCGAACATGCCGTTGGAGGCGCTGCAGTACTTCAAGGATCTGATCCCGGACTGGGCCGAGGGTGCCTTCGACACCGTGGCCGGTGCGGTCGACGCGATCGTGGGAGCCCTCACGGGCGTCGTGACGTTCCTGACCGAGAACGCGTTCACGCAGTGGGTCAACAGCCAGTTCAAGAACCTGCAGACGATGTTCCAGCAGGTCGTGGACATCCTCTCGGGTGTCCTCGTCACGCCGATCAACGCCGCCGTAGGCGCGGTGAAGGACTTCGTCAACGGCATCGGCACGGGCATCAAGAACGGTGCCCAGCTCGTCCAGAACACTCTGGACGGTCTGTGGGGCGGCTTCCTGGGTCTGCTCGGCATCGGCAAGAGCGCGGCCGACGTGGCCAACGCGGCCAACAACACGGCCATCAAGGCCGACACCGGCGTGCAGATCGGTGAGTGGAACAACGCGGTCCTCGGCATCCGCAACAACAAGGCGTTCGACTCCGGGATGGACCCGACAGGCGTCTCGATGTTCAGCATCCCCGGATCGCCCTCCCCCGGCGCTGAGCCGCCCACGGTGGCGGCGACGGCAGCCGCAGTGCCGATCATGTTCTGGATCGCCCCCGACGACGCGAAGCGTGGCTCGGTGCTGTGGTTCGGCAAGGGCAACGCCAACATCACGGCGTTCTACATCGATGTCTACCGGATGGACACGACGACGAACACCATGAAGCTCCTGCACTCCAGCCCGGATCTCTACACCCAGCTCTCCCCGAGCTGGAAGGCGATGCGGTACAACATGGTCACGGCCAACCGCGTCGACACGGCGCACGGCGACGTGCTGGCCATCGCGTTCCGCGTGCAGGGCAGTGGCACCCACCAGATCGTCGGCCGGTACACCGGCTGGCAGCCAGCAGACCCATCGCAGATCCCGCAGCGGCCCTCGGCCGTGCGGACTGGCGTCGGTGACCTGGCGTTCGGCGCGATCAACTACTCCGGTGACATCCCGGTGGCAGCTCTGGGCATCGTCGCTGGCGACGTGGCTCCTCCGTACCAGGCTCCTCGCAAGTACACGTTCGACACTCCCGGGCAGACCCTCTTCGACATCCCGGACTGGGCCAACAAGATCGACGTGGTCATGTGCAGTGCTGGCTCTGGTGGCGTCGGTGGTAACGGCGGTACCGGTGAGAGCGGCGCGTCGGGCTACGCCGGCGTGTGGAAGGCAGAGACCCTCACCCGAGGCGTCGACTTCCCGACGAACGCGACTCAACTCGCGCTCAACGTCGGAGCTGGCGGTGCATCCACTGGCTACAAGGAGTCTCGCGGAGCGGCCGGTGGTGACACCGTTCGTGGCGCGATCTCTGGCGGCAAGGCCGCTCTGGTGGCTCCCGGCGCTCCTGTGCAGGATCTCCCCTACCCGTACGGCTTCGGCCTTCCGGGCTACGGCTCCGGTGACTTCGTCTACAACGGCGAGACCTACCGAGGCAGTGTCGGCGTCGGCCTCTCCGCTGACGGCGCGAACGGCGCACCCGGCCAGACTCCTGGCGGCGGCGGTGGTGGTGGCCGTGGTGGTATCTTCGGCATCGCTTGGGCCGCAGGCTCTGGTGGCAACGGAGCTGTGTACCTCACTGCGCGTCAGTCATAGCGAAACTCCCCCCTCTTCGGAGGGGGGTTTTTTGCGTTGTACCACCGCATTTCGTCACTGTGACGGAACCCCTCTCGGAGGGAATGAGGTGAGCGGGCGGGGCTACCCCGCTACCGCGTTGGTAACGGGGCCCCTTCTCGTCGGTCAGTCGGATCGCTGAAGAGGCCACAGCGTCGGGGATTACTCGACGCCACAGGCCGGGATGCTCAGAGTCATCGCTACGCTGCCACGCGTCCCCCGGTCGGGCTGTCCTTCTAGGTAAGCCAGGGTGAATGGGCTCTGATCGATGTGTGCGCCTTCTCGGGGTGTGTCCCGAGCGTGCGCTCTGCGGTGGCCCCTCTGACGGGCGACGACTGCGTTGGCGAGACGCATCACCCGACACTTCGGGCGCAGAGCATTGCAACGTCGCAATGCCCTGGTAAACTGGCCACAGCGACGAACACACGCCCCCCTCATACGGCCTGCCAGCCGAGGGGGGCTTCGTCATTTCTACCCTGGCCCGGTGAATCTCTCCAGTAACAGCCTCATCACGGCGTGTCGGAAGGCCAGGAAACCGCGTATCGATTAGTCGACTAGTCGATTAGTCGATTCCTCGAGTAGTCGAGTAGTAGAGTAGTCGACTATGACGACGATCTCAGTGGTGCATACGAAGGGTGGCGTGGGAAAGACCACGTCAGCGATCTATCTGGCGACTGCAGCCGCCAAGCTGGGCAGGGGAGTGGTCGTGGTGGACGCCGATCCGCAGCGGAGCGCGGCGGTCTGGGCCGAGAAGTGCAGGCTCCCGTTCGAGGTCATGCTGCCGTCTGGCCGGCTGCCAGACGAGGAGCTGGTCATCATCGACACACCTCCTGGGCGGTCGGAGAGGATCGATGAGGCGATCGACAACGCTGACCTGATCATCATCCCGTGCGGTGCTTCACCGATGGATCTGTCCCGCGTCTGGCCGACGCTGGAGGCCACCGTGGGGTGCCCGAGCGTGGTCCTGCTGACGCAGGTCGACAGGCGTGCGAATACGTGGTCCAAGATCAAGACCGACCTCGAAGCGAAGGACGTGCTGGTGTTCGACACGATGATCCCGCAGCGGCAATCGATCAGGCGATCGTTCGGCCGAGTCCCGTCCTACCTCAGCGCCTACAACGACCTCCTGGCCGAGCTGGACGGGGTGATCGTCGGTGTCTGAACTCGCAGACCGGATCGCGGCGCAGCGCGAGCGTGACGCCGGCAAGACCCGGAAGAAGGCGTCGGAGATCTTCTCGGGGCACAAGGACGTGTCGGCCAACATGGCCGTGTACCTGCCCAAGACGACCATCAAGGCGCTCAAGGATCTGGCCCACGAAGAGGAGACCTCGGTGTCCAAGATCATCGAGGAACTGGTGCGGCCCAGGCTGGCCGCTGGACCCCGCACGAAGCATCGACTAGTCGAGTAGTCGATTACTCGACCATCCCTGACCAGGATACATAGGTTTTCTATGTAGTTAGAAGGCACAAAAAAACGCCCCGGAAGAGCCAGCCAAAAGGCCAGCCCCTCCGGGGCGCTTTGTGTCACTGTGACGAAACTAGGCTATGGACTATCTCCATCCTGAACCCGGTCCAGCGGACCCAGACGTGTCTGGAGTACTGGAACACGGTGCCAGGCGGCACCCACTTGCCAGCCCGGTGTCTACCTCTGGCCACTGGTGTAGCGGACCTCGGAGCCGTCAGGCAGCACCTGGACGCGGTCTCCGTTGGGAGCTGTGTACCAGATCGGATCGGTGATCCTGATCATGATCGGGTTGTAGTGCCACTCGACGGTCGTGAACGGAGCTTCGGGTTCGGCCGGCTCGCGGGCGAACAGCCGCTTGAGCCACCTCATTCGAAGTACTCCGTGATCTTGACGAGCTTGTCCCAGATCTCCGTGGGCGTCTCCTTGACGTACGAGCAACCTGCCGGGGTCTCCACGAACGTGACGCCGTCGACCACACCGATGTGGTGGATCGAGGTGGCGTTGACCATCAGCTCGGTGGTGTCTTCCTGGGCAGAGGTCAGCTTGACGAACGCGAGCTGGATCATGGGAGATCCGCCCATGCCTGGTTCGACTCCGCACGGTCGAGCTGCTTCTCCAGATCGACCAGCCGATCCTTGAGGCCGTTGTTCTCCAACAGCGCCTCGGCCAGTTGGCCCTGAGCGATGTCGTTGGCAGTGTCCTTCCGGTCGGCCAGGTCCAGCGCCTCATGCAGTCGGCGGATCAGATCCGGGACGGCTCCGTGGAGCCCCGTGATGAAGTCAGCGTCTTCACTCGACAGGAATGAAGCGATCGGCGTCTTCTTGTGGGTGTCGGCCATGTCGACCGCCCAGATCGTCCAGGTGCCAGGGAACGACTCGTCCTCCTGCGGCATCCAGTAACTGGTCTCGGCCTCGGTGGTCTTCGAGAACTGCTGGTACAGCACGTCGAAGAACTCATGCTCCTGGGCCTGCAGGTCTGGTGCTTCCTCGCTCAAACCATCGCCTCCAACATCTCGTTCTTGACGGCCTTCCACATCTCCAGCACGGTCAGCCCCGTGATGTGGATCAGGGTGTCCGGGGGCAGGATCTCTGCACCCTCGATCTCCGCGTCCGCGAAGTACTCCTCGCCCTCGGGCTCGGTGACGGTGAGCTTGATCTTCATCGCATGTCCTTTCCGACGTACGGCATCAGGTCTGCGACGAATCGCAGGAACACGGCGTCGGCGGGAGCGCCGGCGGGGTTCATCTCCTTGGGGACGATGAAGACCTCGATGGCACCCTCACCGCTGATTGGGTTGGGCATGATCGTCCCGAGCTTCCCCAGCTCGTAGGTGGCCCTGCCGACGAGGTCGTCGGTCAGCACGCCGGTCGGGGCGTGCAGTGCTACTGCTGCTTTCACTTCTCTCCTTCGTTACGCTGCGACCGCGAGGTACGGGTCGGTGATGTTCGGGCGGTCCTCTTCCTTGACGTACAAGGAGCCCCAGGACCGGCCTCCGACTTCGGGGTCGGTGCCGATGGTGATCGGACCCATGTCCTCTGCCATGAGCTGTGCGATGCGCTCAGCGCCCCACACGGCCTTCTCAGCGGGCAGTGACGCCACGACCTCGTCGTGGATGGGCAACCGGATGTACGGCGTGAATCCGGCTTCGTGGAGCTTTATCAGCGCACGGCACGTCACGTCGCGAGACGTGGACTGCACCATGTAGTTCAGCGCCGAGTAGGTCCGCGAGCTGTCGACCGGGAGTCGACGGCCCACCGCGTTGACCACGTAGCCGTTGGCTGCGGCCTCGGCCGCGAGCTTCTTGCTGTACCTGGCCACACCGGGGTAGGTCTTCGCGAACGCGGCCAGAACTCGCTTGGCCGTGGCGAAGTCGATGTTGGCCTGCTCTGCGAGCGTCTTCGCTCCACCGCCGTAGACGGTGAGGAAGTTGGCCATCTTCCCGATCTTGCGAGGCACCTGAGCCGCGTCAGCGGTCATCTGGTGCAGGTCCGCTCCGGTGCGGAACGCCTCGATCATCGTCTTGTCCCCGGAGAGCGCCGCGAGCACGCGAAGCTCCTGGGTCTGGTAGTCGATCGAGCCCATGAGCTGGCCCTCCTCAGCGAGGAAGCACCGACGCACGGTGTAGTCGCCAGCCGGCAGGGTCTGAGCCGGGATGCCGGTGATCGACATGCGCGAGGTCCGCGCCTGCAGCGGGTTGACGAACGTGTGGCAGCGATCGTTCGCGTCCCTCACGTCGAGGAACTTCTGGACCCAGGTGTTCCGCCACTTCCCGAGCTTCTGGGCCTCTTGGATCATGGCGGCGAGAGCCGCCTGCTCCGGGGTGCCCTTCTTGATGATCAGCTCGTAGAGGTCCGCGTTGACCTGGCGCTTGCCAGTGTCGGTGCGGCCGAACTTCTTCCAGCCAGCCTCTTCGAGAACGTCGGCTACCTGATCGTTCGAGTTCGGGTTGTCGAGCCCGTAGTCGGCGTAGAGGATGGCCTCCCAAACCGACTTCTCGTAGAGCCAGCGATCGGACAGCTCCTGGGCGTACTCCACGTCCAGCAGGAAGCCCTTGCGGTCGACGTAGCTGCAGATCTCCGCGACCTTGTGCTCGTAGGGCACCAGCGACCGACTCACGTCGGGCACCAGTCGAGCCAGCTTGCGGCACAGCCGTGCGGTGAAGATCGTGTCCATGCCGGCGTACAGCAGGTACTCCGGGTGGAACAGATCGATGACGGCCCAGATCTTCGCCTTCGTCGTCTTGTGCTCCTTGGCCAGCTTGGCCATGAGCTTCTTGACGTTGTCGGCCTGTTCCTTCGAGATGAACTCCGCGATCAGCTCTTCCAGCGAGTGACCGAACCCCCCGGCCCCGTAGGGCCGAGGGTCGACCAGCTTGGCCAGGATCTGGGTGTCGAGCACCCGTGGCCAGAAGTCCTCCATCTTGAGCCCGAAGCACTGGTCCAGCACCTGCAGGTCGTAGGAGGCGTTCTGCATGACGATGCGCTGGAGCTGCCCCATCGCCCACTCGACCTCAGCCTGGAGCTGAGTCTCGCTCTCGTCCACCGGGAGGATGAACGACTCATGCTCGTTGCCGAACTGCACTAGGCGGCAACGGAAGTCAGCAGAGTAGATCTCCAGCCCGGTGGTCTCGGTGTCGACAGCGAGGCACTTCTTGTGGGCGTTGATGAAGGCGCGGAAGTGAACCAGATCGTCCGGGTCTTCGACCACGTTGATCAGCACCTTCTCGCCGTTCACTTCGTGGTTGAGGACGATCATGGTTGCTCTCCTAGTAGATGTCGCGGACGAACGATGCCGCTGAACGGACGCGAGTGACGCTGTCCTGGTGGATGATTGGCCCCGTGATCTCCTTCGAGACCTTGAGGTTCGCCTGCCACATCGCGGCCATCGCGTTGTGCTGCCACAGGCTGACGAAGTCATCCCCGAACTTGAGGGTGGCTTCCTCTGCGCCGGCCTTGTACCGGACGCTGTTCTCGTCCACCTCGCCAAGCTCGGACATCAGCTCGATGGCCATTCGTCGGGTGTTGACGCCCTGCACGTCGATCGGCAGGGCACCATCGCGGGGAACCAGGATGATCACCTGGGCGCGGTCAGGCATCAGTGGTAGATGTACCGGACGAGGCGGCTGATCGTCGCCGGGTTGACGCCGTAGTTGCGGGCCAGATCGGCCTGCTTCATCCCACCTCGGTAGGCGGCGCGGATGTCCTTCGCGTCCTGCTCAGAGAGCTTGGGACGGTTCGGCCGCTCCGCGCCGGTCGGACCCCGGTAGCCCTTGGTGAACGCCTCCCCGAAGGCACGCTTCGCCGTGGCCAACTGAGCGTGCAAGCTCACGTTCTGGTTGGCGTAGGCAACCGCCTCTTCCCGGAGCCGTACGTTCTCGTCGGCTATGCCCTTGACCGCTTCGACAATCTCAGTCAGTTCCATCTGCATCCCTCTCCTGACGCCAGTCGGCGTACTCTTCTTCGTCCAGTTCGGTGTAGTCAACGACGAAGTCCCAGTTGAAGACTCGCTTCGTCCCGTTCTCGTAGAGCAGCACCAAGATGCCCTCGGGGGCATCCAGCAGGGGCTCTGCCTTGATCATTCGGCCGGATCCATCGGCCAGGGTCACTGCGACCGCAACGACTCTCATGTCAGCTCCCGTAGCTGTAGGGGGTGGTGGGGATGTCCTGGTAGATGCCGGGAGCGACCTCGCGGAGCTGACTCAGCAGTTCGCCTGCCAGCTCTCGGATCTCGGCATCCGCCGCTTCGTGCCAGCGGTTCTTGATGACGTAGCGCCACGCCCGGTGGTTGGCCGTGACGACCATCGGGGAGCTGGTCATGTTCGGCAGCACCGCTCGGGCTGCCTCACGCGCCTGCTTCCTCGGCTTGCCCGACTCCGTGAAGATGTCGACCAGTTGCTCGTACGCCTCACCGGTGAAGGACTGCACTGCGAGGAGGATCTCCTTGGCCTCTGCAGCCGAGTCATCGTCCAGCTCGTTGACAGCCGGCGGGACGTGTACGCCCAACCACGTCGGGTCGACATACCGTTGGGAGACAACGGAGAACGACAGGTGGCGGTGACGCTCCAGCTCGGTCAGGACCGACCGGCTGGCCTCGATGTAGAACGTCGCGCTGGAATGCTCCAGCACCGACTCATGCCCCACGTCGAGGATGTGGGCCAGGTAGTCCCGGTTCTCGGCCGTGGCCGGGTTGGGACGGTTGAACGACCTGTAGCAGTTCCGGCCTGCGAACTCAGCGAGTTCGTCAGCCGACGACTCGACGCCCGAGTCGACGTAGGTGGTGCCTGCCCAGGTGGGGTCTTCGAGGATCGTTGAAGCGATCAGTTGGACTTTCATGCTCTCCGCTCAGAGATGTTGTGGGGGTTGGGATGAGGTCAGCTACGGGGCAGCGAAGCCCCTCTACAGCTCCCGTAGCTCGTTACCGGCTTCTCGACCTCGTCCCGAGTGGGTGTCAAGCTAGAGACCTACCGGAGGTACTCTGCCTTGCACTGCTGGTCACGCGGGGCCGTGCAGGAGAACAGCTTGTAGGCGTTGCCCTTCTGCGAGACACCGGACTTGAAGACCATCGGGCCGTGGACGCAGGAACGGGTCTCACCGTTCGGAGCCTGCGTGGCACCCTGCGGAGCGCGGCTCTGCTGAGCCGGGGCAGCCGCCTGGCCACCGCCAGCGGCCGGGGCCGCAGCGGGAGCGCCGTAGACGCCGGCGATCCGCTTGACGTAGTCCATCAGCTCCTTGAACTCCGGGTCGTGGATCTTCGCGTTGACCTCGGAGGCCGTGGCACCCTTCACGACGACCCACGGTGCGCCGTAGGCACCGTCGAACTTGAACGTGGCCGAGATGCCATCGGTGGAGTGCTGGATCTGCTGAGCACCCGTGGCCTGGGTGGCCACCGGAGCGGCCTGCTGGACCGGAGCCTGAGCGACCGGAGCCTGCTGGGCCTCCTCGGGAGCGGTGGCAGGAGCTGCGTCAGCGAACGGATCTTCGTAGGACAATGTGGTGCCTTTCACTTAATGGGACATGCGCCGTTGGCGCAGTTTTCATCGACGCCGTCTTCGACGGCTTTGGCTGCGGCAGTTTCGTACTGCTGCTTGGTGATCCGCTCGTAGGGAGCCTGCGGGAAGCTCGCCTCCGGGAAGATCGTGGAGCCCTTGATCAGTCCAGAGAACCGATCGAGAGCGGACCAGACATCGCTGGCCGTGTAGGCGTTCGGATCGACGTTGGCGGTGAAGCTCACTGCGTTGTCTGCCCAGCACGTCTGGTAGAGCGCCTGGAATGCGAACAACTGAGTGAGTGTCAAGTCGGAGGCCGACTCGACCAGCTCCTCACCATCGCGGCCGTAGCGGTCGACTACGGCCTGGACGAGGGTGTCCATCGTTGGGATGGTCACCACCGCCGTGTTCGGGGCGAAGAGGTCTGGCTCGACCTCGTAGCCCTGCCCCAGGAGTTCACCAAGGGCTGATGAGTCGCTGCCCTCGTTGAACCGGATTCGACGCAGGAAGTACTTCGAGAAGATCGGGTGGATGCCCTCCGAGACGCCGGCCAGCTTGGCCACCGTGCCGGTAGGCGCGATCGTCCGCTTCTTGACCGGGACCGGGATCCGCAGTTCGTGGCAGAACCGGGATGCCTCCCCGTCGACCTCAGCGGCCATCTCCCGCAAGAACTTGGTGAACCCCTTGTCTCCGGGTGCCTCCGAGTACTTCCGGCCCGTCATGGCCAAATAAGAGGCCACTCCCAGGTGTCCGACACCGATGCGACGGTTCCGATCGAGCACCTCGCGGGACTTGGGGTCCGCGACGGGGCTGAACGTCGCCCGGATCAGGAATCGCGTCATCAGACGGTGAGCCCGGATCAGGTCGAGGTAGTCGGTCTTACCGGCCTTGGTGACGAACGCCGCCAGGTTGATGTGCCCGAGGTTGCACGGCTCCCACGGTTCGAGGGTGATCTCACCGCACGGGTTCGTACAGACGACCCGGTTCGGCTCCCCGACGTTGGACAGCGAGCTGTCCCACATGCCCGGTTCACCGTTGCGGACGGCTCCCTCGGACAGGAGCTGCATGACCTTCTTGGCCCGGATGAAGTCGACCCTGTCGACGTAGAACGCTCCGCGAGCTGCCTCCCAGAACTCCGAGTCGACCTCGACCGAGATGTTCGTCGTCCAGTGGTCACCGGACTCTGCCTTGCAGTTGATGAACTGCTCGATCTCGGGGTCGTTCCAGTGCATCATCGACATGCGAGCTGACCGGCGAACGCCGCCGGCTACGACGCAGGATGCGATGGCGTGGTCGATGGCCATCGCGTCGAGCCCGGTGAGCTGGTGTCCCCACCGCTCGGAGAGCACGTCGCAGACCTTCTGCAGCATCTGAGCGAACGGCAGCGGGCCGCTGGCCTGGCCACCGAACGTCTTGAGCTTGGCCCCCGCCTTGCGGATGCGACTCACGTCGTAGACCCGCTGGTAGTGGACCGTCTCGGGACGGTAGTGCGTGTCGATCAGGTCGGTCAGGGCTGCCGCCCAGCCCTCACGGGAGTCCTCGATCGCGAACGCTCCGACCCAGTCCGAGTCGTACCGCTCCGACAGCACGCCGGCGTCCTTCATCGACGGGTAGTCCGGGTGATCCGGGTCGCAGACGATCTCGACGCTCAGGAAGTGCTGCACCGGGGGGTAGTGGGCGATGTGGCTCTGCGAGTAGTTCGCACCGACGCCGCCACCCTCCATGAGCCGCAGGAACGTGAACGAGAAGTGGTCCGAGGGGTTCTCGGTCCATCCCGCCACCCAGCAGTTGAAGAGGTGCTGTGCGTTCTTCACGCCCGACGCCCAGAGGTGTCGGCCAGCAGGCAGGAGCTTGAACTCCGTGATCAGCCTGGTGAGATGATCTCTCTCACCTTCGAGTTGATACCGCTCAGGGACAAGGGCAAGGTTACCGTCCACGACTCGCTCAACGGTCTCCGGCCAAGTTTCCTTGGATCCATCAGGCTTAGTGCGAGCGTACGTTCGATTGTAGACAAGCTCTCCAGTTGGCCCCCAAGGGATTTCACGGTCAGCCATCAGTTCCTTTCAGTGAGTTCGTGACGCTTGAAGTAAGCGTCGGTCTCGTCGGTGTTGGTGAACGAGACCCCGTATTCGACGGGACCGGCACCGCGAACTACTGCGGTGACAGTCCCCTTCCGGCCTCGAAACTGCTTCCATGAGCCCCTGGCCGGGTACTTCTTCTCGTCGCGCTCGACGCGGACCTTGGTGCCCTTATTCACTGGCCCCCTGTAGGATTCGCTGCGGCGAGTGCCGCATCCCGTAGCCGGGTGTGAAGACCCCTCCGCAGCCCTCCAGGTCTTCCTGAGGCCAGTTCTCCAGCCGCATACGCGGCGCGTGGGGAAACAGCTCGGGGAACACCTCTGCCCGGTAGGTCTCCGAACCCGGCATTCCGTTGAACGTCGGGTCCATGATGTTGTGGAAGTTGGCGGCGCTCACGCAGCCCGTCCTTTCAGAAGATCCCTGATCGGCGTCTCGTGGAGGTACTCGTCTCGCACCTCGGGGTGCTCGATCAGGAGGATGGCGATGTCTGCCGTGGGATCGGAGTGACCGCCCGTGGTGGGGCGGGTCTCCGGGAACACCGAGTGCCGGCTCCCCGGCCCCTCGGTCTGGTTGCCGTCAGAGTCGACGCCAGCGGTGATCGCGATGATGTTGACGTGTTCGGTGAGTGACTTGACCGCTCGGGACAGCAGCATCGCTGCGCCACCCGCCTTGGCCGGGATCTCCCCGTCGTCGTATCGACGCCTGATCGCCTCGGCCTGGCCCTCGTTGTGGGCGTCCAGAGCCTCCATCGCCCTCGGCAGGATGTCGACCAAGTAGCGATTGGTCGACGTGCCCGCCAGAGCCTCCTTGATGTTCTCCGAGGAGTAGAGGTTGCGGCCGTTGAACTCGTTGGCGCTCAGTTGCTGGCCGCTGAGCTTCTGCAGAGCGACCCGCTTCACCGTTGTGACGATCTCGTTGGTGCTGAGCCCGGACATCTTCGCCTGCGTGCCAGGGCTTTCCAGGTACCAGACCCAGATGTCGTTCACCAGATCATCGAGACCCGATTCGTCCTGCTTCCAGGCCCAGAGTGCCGCCTTGGCGGCGGTGCGGAAGTGCTTGTCCACTAAGGCATCACCTTCTTGATGTAGTCGTCGCGATCGAGCCGGCGGTCGAGTCCCCGAGTCATCTCGGAGACGAAGACCTCTCGGATCTCGCTGGTGGGGATTCGCCGTGACCGTGCGTTCTTGTGCAGGTACGGCAGTCGAGTGGGTGTCAAGGTCTAGACCTTCCAGACGTGGCCGTCGACCGAGAACTGGCCTCCGACGATGGGGATGAGTTCGGGCTTGACGTGGTTGCCCTCGACGGTGAGGAGACCGAAGCCGCTCTGCCAGTTGGCAGTTGCACCCTTGAGGTAGACCGCGAGGTCCATGTTCATCAGGTTGCCGACTTCCATCGACCACAGCACCTTGGCCTTGCCGCCGTAACCCAGCGTGTGGGGCTTGATGCCCTGACGGTGGGTGTGACCGATGATCACCGACGCGTTGAACCGCATCATGGCGTTGTAGGCGGTGTCGCCTGCCTTCTGGGACAGTCGGACACCACCACGGTGGCCGTGAGTCGAGACCCAGCCGGGAGCCAGCTTGTAGAACTCCGGGCGCTTGACGATGCCGAAGCCGTCGAAGTCCAGCAGGTTCTCGAACCGGAACTGGTCGGCGTACTCGACCAGGGCCGGCGCGTAGCGGGCCAGGTACTCGAACGGGCGGCTGTCGTGGTTGCCCTCATGGATTCCCACCGGGCCGTCGTAGCGGGCCCGGAGAGGCTCGAGGAACCGCTTCTTGGCCTGCTCCGAATCCGGCTTGATCCGCTGTGCGAACTCGTCGGCCGTGCCCTTGGTCCACCGAGACGGGCTCGGGTAGTCCATCAGGTCACCGATGTGGAGCACCTCGTCGGGCTGAGTGTCCCCGATGAACTCGACAACGGCCTTGACGGCCTTGCGGTCATCGAACGGGATCTGCGTGTCGCTGATGACGACGATGCGCTGGCTCAAGAGAGAACCTCGCGGAACGGGCCGTAGCTGCTGTCGGCAGCGGCGAGAGTGCCCGCTTCGAACCAGTAGTTCCACTTCTCCTGAAAGTCCCACTTGTAGTGGGAGTCCCCGTTCTCATCGACCTTGACCTTGAGCAGATCACCCTGCTCCTTGGCGCTCTTGACGCACTCGACCAAGACACCGATCGGCACGTCAGCCAGCGAGTCCCAGACGCGAGGCACGGCGGCGTACCGCTCCTCGGCGGGGAGCTGCATCTTCTCGATGACCCCGGCGTAGCCGGCGATGTCGACCACGGTGTCCTGGTGGTAGCCGTTCTCCATGAATCGGGCGATCTTCAGGAGGATCATCATGACGGCCACGTCGTTGTGATCCACGACGTTCTTCTGCAGGTACGCGTTCCACAGCGCGGCGATGCGCTGGTGGTTCTCCAGGGCGTCCCCGTAGTCCTTCGCACGCTGGCCGTTGATGATCTCTTCGGCCTGGGTCAAGATGCTCATACTCCGGTCTCCGATGCTGTGAGGTAGTCGATCAGGTCGGCAATCTGATCTGGTTGGTAGCCGACGATGGGGTCCATCACGTCCGACGCGATGATCGGCACCGTGGTGGCGTTCAGCACCTCGGTGACGTAGAGCTTGGCCTCGGGACTGGTGTTGAGGTTGACCACGTCGACCTCGATGTCCTTGGCCTGTAACTTCTCGATCACGCGGACGCATGACCGGCACCCAGGTTGGGTGTACACGGTGACTGGGGCGAACATGGTTCGCATCAGATCCTTTCCAGCAGAGCGTCTTTGCCCTGCGTCATCACTAGTGAGTTGACATCCTCGCCATCGGGCATCGGGATGATCCGGGCGTTCGGCAGCGTCTTTGCCACCTTCTGTGCGAACTCCATTCCGGCCTCGTCTCCATCGGCCAGGATGTTCACGTTGCGGTAGCCCAGGAACAGCTCGCGGAAGTGGGGCTTCCACATCTGCGATCCGGGAACTCCCACTGTCGAGACGCCAGCCATCTCCGCTGTGATGGCGTCGATCTCACCCTCGGTGATCGCCATGTCCTTCGAGTAGCGAGTCAGCGTGAATGTGTTGTAGAGGCGGGGTTTATCCCCCGCCACCGTCATGTACTTCGGTGACCCGCCATCGAGCCGGCGGAACCGTAGGGACGCACATGACCAGTTCCGCCACGACGACCACCGGAGGTACGGGATCGCGAGGCAGCCTCGGTACATCTCATGACCAGGGAGTGGGTCGACCACGTACCCCAGCCCGAACCGTCGTGCCGCGTCCAGAACTCCCCTGCTCGCCAAATACTCTGCGGCTGGGCTTCCTGGCAGGCTTTCGCGGTACCGGGATGTTGCTTCCCACAGATAGTCCCTCTGCGATTCGCTGAGCTTCTGCAAATGTCACCTCCTTCTCTTCGTGTCGGATGATTGAGATCACGTCGCCCCTGACGCTGCAGGCCATGCAGTTGAACCCCTGGAGGTCGTAACTGACTGCCGCAGACGGCGTCTCCTCGCCGTGGAATGGACAGAGGCACTTGTTCCACTCGCGCTCGTCGGGTGGTGGATCCCAGTCGGGGTAGTAACGCTGGATCGCCCTCGCGATCGGTGAGTCAGAAATGAGTCACCTCGTAGACCGCCACGTCGCCGTCCACTGTCAGGTGGGCTTCCTTCATTCGGTTCTCGACGTAGGTCGCGAGAGCGTCTGTGTCCTCGGCAATCTCGGCCCGGACCACCAGATCGATGCGGTAGTACTTCGGCTTGTCCATGTTCCTCCAGTGGGTGTCAAGGTCGAAGCGAGAGCTTCTCCGCTTCGATCGGTGCTATGCGCTCACCGATCACCTCGACGGCCGGGGGCCGGCGTAGGTAGGCGATGGCGCGTTCGAAGAACTCGATGCAGTCCCGAGCCCAGCCGAGCGTGTACTTGTTGCACATCGTGCAGAGCAGCCCTCGGATGATTCCAGTCTTGTGGTCGTGATCCACCGACAGGCGCTTAACCTTGCCGTTGGCTCGCTGGCAGATGTAGCACCTGCCACCCTGGAACTCGTAGATCCGCCAGTACTCTTCTGGCGAAATCCCGTACGTCGCAAGTATTCTTGCGCCCCAAGCTCCCGAGCTACGCTCTCGGCGTTTTGCTCGATGATGGGTAGCACAACGCGGGCCAGGGTGAGGAGTCTTTCGCTTGGCCGTGATCCCCTCAGCGACGCAGTCAACGCACTGCTTCGGGGCTCTGGGACGAGCTGGCGGTCTCCGTGCGGGCACGCTTCTCCTTCCTGGCCTCCAGGTGGTGCAGCGCCCACGCCAGCAGCGTGAGCGCCACGATGTAGCCCCAGGCCCAGAGGAACCCCTCGATGCCGATCACGTCACCATCCTCTTGACCCACCAGCGGCTCATCGCCTTGGTGGCCTTCTCGACTGGGGTGTTGACGGGTGCCTCGGGCTCACCGAGATCCAGTTCCAGCGACCAGATCTCGAAGCCCAGCACCTTGAACGAGACGTTCACATGATCACCACGACCGTCTCTCCGGGCTCGCCCTTCTCGCCGGGGTATCCACGCGGCCCTGGGTAGCCGTGCGGACCTTCCCGCCCCTCCGGGCCGCGCTTGCCCGGTGCGTACCGGGCGATGACGAAGGAGCCGAAGAGGCTCCCGAACACCACCATCACGTCCGCGAGGTACCCCATCAGGCGATCCACCGCTTCGCGGCCCGCTCGATGTTGGCGTCGGAGACGTTCGCGGCCAGGGCGTTGACCAGCCCTCGGCCGACGACCTTGGTCTCGATGACCCGAGGCTTCTTCGGGTCCGGGCTCTCGGGATCGATGCTCTTGTGGATCCACGAGACCGGCTTGGTAGCCAGCAGTCCAGCAAGGATTTGCTGGTGCAGCGGGTTGGTCCGCTTGGGCATCGCGTTAGGGGTCGCCATCAGGGGTTTTCCTCTCAGAGTGGGTGTCAAGGCCGAAGCCGATAATCTATTTTTATGTCAGGCTGCGAGTTGCCAGATGTGCTCTGGCTTTCCGTACGGACCCTCGACCTGCTCGTCGGTCTTGACGAGGAAGCCCTCGTCGGTCAGGACCGTGATCTGCATCCGCACGCTGGTGATCAGCCAGCTCTCGCCGGCGTCCACGCCCTTCTGCCACGCCTGCCAGGGCGTGAGGCTTCCGTGGCGCTGGAACAGACCCTTCACGACCTCGTTCTGACGGCCAGATGACCTGCGGGCCTTCTTGAGTCGCTCACCGGCCAGCTTCGGGGTGTTGAAATACTGGCCCTCCAGTGTCGCAGTCATCAGCGGACCTCGATGTCCGGGATGATCGCCTGCGGCTTGAAGTTGACCTCGTAGTGGTCGGTGCTGACCGCCTTCGGGTCGAGCTGCTCCACGAAGTAGGTGACGTTGTCGCTCAGGCCCAGGAAGTGCTTCTTGTAGCCGCCGTTGACCTTGCAGGTCACGTCGAGCTTCTGCGAGCCCGTGTCGGGCTGAATGCTGCAGTAGCCCTTGATCTCCAGCATGTACTTGTCGGTGATGCCGTTGAAGAACACGATGTCCCTCGGCACCTCGAAGTTGTCGGCCTGCTTGGACAGGTTCTCCGACGCCACGTCGGCGTCCGAGGAACACCCGACGACGCCCAGTGCGAGGGCGGCGGCGGCGATGGTGCTGGCGATGATCTTCTTCATGTTCTCTCCTGTTGAGTGGGTGTCAAGCTACTGACCGAAGTCGGTGATCTGCATCGTGTCCCCGATGAACTGCAGGGACGCGAAGTCCTGACCCGAGGGGTCGGACTTGCCGCCACGGTTCTTGACCGTGGAGACGTTGAGCGTGTCCGGGCCGAAGCCGTCCGACACGCGGTTTAGGGTCTGAACCATCTCGGGCACACGCCCGATCTGACCCTTGATGCCAGACAGCGGGATCGGCTTGTCGCCGTCGTTGTACTGGCCTGTGACGTGGTGCAGCCCGATCACGCATGAGCCCGTGTTCCGGGCCATCGTGTGCAGGTAGTCCATCAGCGACTCAAGGCCGCTGAACGGGTCATCACCGTCGCTGCTCTCCGTGCGGACGTTGGTGATGTTGTCGACCACGACCAGCGCGGGGTAGTCCTCGTAGAGCGACGTGTAAGCCTCGATCGAATCCTCGATCGTGCCCAGAGACGGGCTCGCGTCGTAGTTGAACCTGATCGGCAGCGGGTCCAGCTCGGCCGTGATGGCCTCGGGGATGTCCTGCTCTCGCACGGCTCGCGTCGACTGTTCGAGCGACATGCCGCTGAGGATGGACACCGACCGGGTGAGCTGGGTGAAGGCGTCAGAGTCAGCCGAGAAGTAGAGCGTCGGCACCCGGCTCTTGAGGGCGTAGGCCAGGACGTAGGCCGACTTACCGGTGCCAGGACCAGCACAGACGAGGACTAGCTGCCCTCGCCGGTAGGTCGCTCCCTTGCCTTCGATCGCGTGCCACACCGTGGGAAGCGGGTCACCCGCCTCACCGCGAATGTAGAGGGACTGGCGTGGGGTGTACATCTTCCTCCTGAGTGGGTGTCAAGCTCGAGGCCGCGACTTGATCTTGGCGTCGTAGATGGGTCGGCCCTGGTCGTGCGCCGCCTGCTCGGCGTCGAGCGCCTTCGAGAACTGCCGGGTGAAGTCGGCAGCTCGCACCTTGAGCGTCTTCATGATCTGCTCCCCGCTGTGGCCGGCGCGGTGCATCCGCAGTAGCCCCGAGGTCTCATGCGGCGCGAGAGGCGACGAGAGGGTCAGGTGGTTGGGATCCCACTCGCGTGGGTTGTCGGGGCAGTGCTTGGCCATGCGGTTCCAATCCTTGGGGGTCCAGTTCAGTGCTGCGTAGAAGAGGCGGAAGATCATAGGACTCGCCTCGATCCGCCTGGCGTCAGGATCGCCACCTCGCGATCCGGCCGCTCCGACTTGCGGGCGTTGGCGAACCTCTCGGCCGCCTCGGCGTTGGGGAACGGCCACCTGTTCGGGTGAGCCTGAGGATGCCAGAGCGGAAGCTCCGGGAGCCCGCCCAGCTCGACGTTGTACGTGCCCCCCACCTCGGGGAGGTTCTTGCGGTATTCGGTCAACGCTTGCCTTTCTAGATAGGCGTTACTGAGTGGGTGTCAAGCTCGATTTACATGAAAGCGGGGCAACTGAGGTGTACGTCACAGAAGTTGCACTTGTCCGCTTCGGGCAGCGCGGGGAACTCCCCGGCCTGGATGCCCAGCTCAGCCTCGTAGAACGCCGTGGAGATGGCTTCCTCGGTCCACTCCGTGAGGTCGTAGGGCTGCGTGACGACGGGCTTCTTGCCCTTCTTCCCGGCCATGTAGTAGTCGCCGGTCTCCGGTGCCTCGACACCGAACGTCTTGGCGATGGCCAGGGCGTAGACCCCGAGCTGGAAGTCGTCACCCGGCTTGTTGCCGGTCTTGTAGTCCCGGACCCTCAGCTTCCCGTTGACCACGACGACGGCGTCGATGAAGCCCCGAACCCGGATCTGGCCCAGGGGGGTGTCAAGGAGGATCGAGAACGACAGCTCGATGGCCGGCTTCGACGGCTTGCACTTGCAGTCCTTGATGTGGTGCTCGGAGTCCGGCCGGATCAGGCACGCGGGGTCTCGGATCGCGGGTGCGATCCAGATCGTCTGGCCCGTGTCCTTCCGCCAGGCGATGAACTTGTCGACCTGCTCATGCCCGATCTCGTAGCGGCGCTCGATGTCTCGCTCGCCGTTGTACGGGCCGCTGTGGGCCCACCAGTCGAAGTTCGGAGTCTCCTCGGTCATCTTGTTGATGTCCTTGGCGTACTCCTCGGAGAAGATCTCATGCGCCTTCTCGGGCGTCATCTCCCGGCCTTCGGCCAGTGCCTTCTCGTAGATCTCCGCGAACGTGTGGAACGCGGTGCCCTGCGGCAGCCACGCCGCCGGCCTCGGCCACACCTTGTCGATGCGGGCCAGCTTGTAGGCCATCGGGCATCGGGTGTACTGGTTGAGCTGGCTCACTGAGCGCAGCGGGATCTTGATCGTTTCACTCATGCGTAGGTGACGACCCTTTCTGCTGTCTGCTGCATGACACTTCGGACCTCGTCCAACGAGGGACACATCGGAGACTCCACGAAGCCGACGGGCACCAGCCTCGAGACGAACCACTCCCCCCGGCCGTGGATCATCCTCTCGTCCTCCGACACTCCCTCGGCCAGCAGATCGCTGTGTCCTGCATTGAGAATCAGATTCCGAACGGGCATGTACATCGTCTTGGTCTCGCGGAGCAGCGGGCTCTTGTAGACCGCCAAGATCGTGCATACCTGCATCGGATCGTCATCCATCCACGCCTCACATTTCGAGGACCAAAGCCAGCCTTGACGTTTCGTCACGGTGACGGTCTTGGTGTAACTGCAGCCCTCGAACTGGCTTACGAGGTGTGATAGGGGCATCGGCTGTTCCTAACTCGAATCACTCATCGAGCAGGGAATCGATGTCCGGTGGCCAGCACCAGATCATCTCTCCTTCCTCGCTGAGGTTGGTGTGCTTGTTGACGCGGATCAGGAGATCGTCGTCCTCTGGGCGTCGAGGGACGTACCTGAACCCACCGCCCGCCATGCCGGCGTACGGCTCGATGCTGGGGTCGAACTCCACGACGATGTCCTCGTCAAGGAGTCTCTTCCACCACCTCTTGAGGTTTCGGACCTTCTCCTCGCTCATACCCTTGAACGAGCCGGTCCTCATGTACTCGCCGTGATCGCGGAGTCGCTGGAACGCCTTCGACTTCCCGTGGAGGTTCGTCGTCTTGAACGGCCACGTCCGATTCACAATCTGACGTGTGGTCAAGGAGCCTCCGTAGGTCACCTTCTGCCAAGACACGGCTTGGCGGGTAACGCCATGCAGGTCCGCGATCTGGCTCTGATTGAACCCCCTTCTCTTGAGATTTTCTATCTCGCTCGGAGTCAGCGGTAGCCGACTCTGAGGTTTGACGATATTGATTTTGCCGCTCATGTTTAACCTCCATGAGAAAGGGTTGTTGAGTCACACCTTGTCAAGGTGGAGTATAGGCGAGTGTCAAGGCGAATGCTCCGTTTCTTTGTTGCGTGTCAGAGTCTAGCCACACCCTCTGACACCCCGCCGTCCCAGTAACGGGACGGATGTACCACCAGCGATCTGAAACCTAGTAGCTGCCATCCGAAGCTGGCAACCTGGGCTCCCCCCCTGTGATACCGCTGTGAACCCCCAGCTCAGCTAGCTGGGTATACCCACTAACTTATCAGGATTGCTGTCTCCATCCCTAGCTCGCACACGTTGACTCCGAAGTACTCCGCGACCCGTTCGGCGGTGTCCGTGACGCCGGCTTCGGCCGCGTCCACAGAGACGAGGTAGGCCAACGCTTTCTCGCTGGCCAGCTTCCTGGCACCCTCCGGGGTCTCCGAGACCGCCAGCACTTCGTAGTACGTGGGGATGCGTGCGACGAACACCTTCATGTGTTGCTCCTACTTGTCGAGGCGAACCTTTATGACGTTGCTGACTTGGGGCACGAACGTCATTCGGTGCCCTCTGATTCCGATCCTGTCTTGACAGCCTGAGAGGAAGCTGATACAGCCTCCGCGCTGCTGTCCGATCCTGCCTTGTCCTTGCTGGTCTTCGAGGTATCCGAAGCCTTGGTGGCCGGCTCGACCTTGTTCCCGTCCTTGGTGTCGTTCCGGCTGTAGCCGGCGTCGATGTGCGGCTTGAGCGCCTTCTCGATCGAGTCGGTCAACCGGGTCTGGTGCGTCAGCGTCAGCTCGGTGTCTCGCAGCGGCTTGAGCAGCGGGAGGTGGGCCGTGGGGATCACCGTCCGCGTCTTGGTGGTGCCGTTGGGGTTCTTCGAGGTCGACACCTTGGCATCGTTGAGGTGCGTCAGCGGGTCATCCGCCGTGCCGTTGCCGTACTGCGTGTGGACGAACGCCCAGCCTGCGATGGCGTTGAGCGAGGCCAGGGGGTTGAACCGATCCGGCATGTCTCCGACACCGTCGTACTCCCCCACCACGATGTTCACGTCGTGGGTGAAGTCTCGCTTCGGGCCGCTGAGCCCGAACTGGCGGGAGATGCCGTGGTCGTCGTCGGGATCCCCGATCAGCACGTACTTCGTGTCCGTGCGGGTGTCCTGGGCCTCGACACCGTGAGCAACCTGCGCTCCCTTGCTGAGACCGACGATCGTCGTCGGACCCTCGGTGCCTCGTACCGCGTCCAGCGCGATCGGGACACCGTCGCTCGGGTTCGCCACCGGTGAGCCGTTGTACTGCACGTCGGTGAGGTGGTCGATGTTCGGGACGAAGGGCTGGACGAGCCCCGTGGGATCGCCCTGAGGGACGATGCCTGTCCCGGTGCCTCCGATGAACACCGCGTCGTCAGCGGCAGCCGTGGGGGCCAGGAGGATGGCCGCAGCACCAGCGGCGGCAGCGGCAGCGAGCATGAGCGTGTTCTTGTTCATCAGTTCTCCCAGGTGGTGGTTACGACGCCTCGATCGGGCTTCGGTTCGTGCTCGATGTGGGTGATCCACAGGTTGGGGAAGCCTTCGCGCTGAGCGAGCTTCCGGTGTGCCTTGCGCCACCCAGGTGCCATCACCGTGGTGACCTCGATCTTGTGACCGCCGTAGACGATTCGGCTCTCGAAGACCGAACCCTTGACGCGAACGTCCCTCGTCGTTTCCATCAGATGAACGCCGACAGGTGGTTGGTCTCGTCATCGACGGGATCGAGGCCGTCCGCCAGATCCAGCAGGGCGGTCTCGTCGGAGGTGTCGAAGTCTTCAGGCACCTCGGTCTCGTAGGTGTAGGACGAGGACCGGTGGACGTAGAACGTGATCGTCTTCATCAGCAGTACCACTTCTTTCTGCAGTATCGGGACTTCTTGTCGTCGTAGCCAGAGCTGTTGTCGCTCTTGGCCTCCGGGTTGGGATCACACGTCGGAAGCTCTCCGCGTGCGATGTGGTCAGCGGAGTCTTTGGCCAGACCGCCGTGCCTGTCGATGTGGGTCTGGCCCCGTGCCTCGCACAGGGGGCCGGCGTGTGCTGGCGGGGAGGCCAGGACGATGATCGCCACCGCCACAGCGGCGATGAGCGTCAGTGCGGAGATGATCCGGGTCACTCTTCGTCTCTCCAGTTCTCTTGAGCCAGAAGCCTTGTGGCGGTCTCGATGGGGTCGTCGTACATGGGGTTACTCCGTGTGGGTGTCAAGTAGGTCACGCAAGGCAGAGGCAGCCTGCTTGGTGCAGACGCCGTTCCCGACCATGCGGAGGGCTTCGCTGCGGGAGATGTAGCCTTCGGCCGGTCGACGCCGCGAGGCGTCAACGAGGTCGGTCACCCAACCCTCGGACCAGCCCATCATCCACTCGCTGAACCTCGCTGCGAGCCTGGGCTTTCCGACCGTGTTCTCCTCGATGGGCTCTGGAGCCGGCCTGGTCTCGGCCTCCCACCGCTCGATGGCGGGGGCGTACTCGGACCAGTCGAGCATCCCTCGTTCGAGCTTGGCGAGAGTAGTGACCAGATCGTCCCCACCGGAACCAGCCCGCGTTGAACGAGCGAAGTCAGGACCAGCGGTAGAGGACTTGGCTTCGGGCGTCGGCAGCAGCTTGAGGATCGCTGTCGGCAGATCATCGCCCCCCTGGCGGGCGTTGGGATTCGGACCCTTGAAGTCACGCGCTGAGGGCGTGGGCAGGTTGGGCGAGGATGAAGACTCGCTCGCGCTTGTGGGGCGCTCCGACGCTGGCAGCGGAGACAGTCTTCCAGCTCGCATCGTACCCGAGGTCGGAAAGGTCTCCGAGAACTCGACCCATCGCTCGCATTGAAACACCTTGTGGCCCTGTGGCTTTGGCACTGAGCAGTCCTCTCACGTTCTCGATGACGACGTAGCTGGGGCGCAGCACGTCGATGGCTTGGGCGAAGTGCGCCCAGAGACCTGAGCGGGTGCCCGATTCGATACCGGCCTTGAGGCCGGCGTGGCTCACGTCTTGGCACGGGAAGCCGCCGCAGAGCACGTCGATCGCGGGCACGTTGTGCCAGTCGATCTGCGTGATGTCTCCGAGATTCGGGACTCCGAACCTCTTGTCCAGCACCGTTGCCGCGTGCTTGTTGACCTCGGACTGCCAGATGGTCTGGCCTCCGAAGACTTCCTCGACCGCCAGGTCGAGCCCTCCGACGCCGCTGAACAGCGACCCGATCCGCATCACCAGAAGGTCCAGTCGGTGGTGACCGGGATGGGCTTGTCCCACCCTGCCTTGATGGCCGCGTTGGCTCGGTGATGCCCGTCGAAGAGGGTGTCACCCCTCACCATGAGCGGGGGCAGAGGCCAGTCGTCGGCCTCCTTGAGGATCGCCTCGATCTGCGACACCTTCTCCCAGAACTTGCCGGTCTGGGCGTTGCGGTCTCCGGGGAACACCTCTCGGGAGTTGGTGAGGTAGTAGCCCTCCAGGTGCTTGCCGCTCTCCGCGATCGTGCAGGCCGTGCGGAGCAGCATCGCCACGTCGTTGGAGTTGAGCTTCGAAACCTCGTCCACGGTGAGGGTGTCGATCATGTCGTGCAGTGCCTTTCAGTGAGTGGGTGTCAAGCGACGTACACGCGCTTGTTGTCCAAGATGGCCAGGTCGGAGCCTTCGTACTTCGACCCGTCGTCGGTGTAGGTGAAGTGGCCCTGCAGGTAGGGCCGGTAGGTGACCAGACGTGCGTCCGGGGTCAGCGCGGCGGCGCTGCCGCCCATGTACTCCCCGACGATGCCCGCGTGGACGTTCTTCTTGCCTTCTCGCAGAACCCGCTGGCGTCCAGCCTCCGACACCTTGGCGGTGACGCGGCGAAGCACCACAGGCCCGTTGGTGCGGAGCACCACTCGACCCTTGTCCGGCCCTTCGAGCGCCTTGACGCTCCACATCTTGCGGTGCAGGTTCCAGTACACGAACACTCGAAGCGGCTTGGGGGTCACAGTGCCATCGCTCCTTCCCGAACAACCTTGCGGACCATGACAGCCGGCGAGGTGCCGGCGTCGAACTCGTCGTGCCACAGGCGATCTGCGATGTCGCCTGACGTGACGCCCCACACCTTGAGGAGCAGAGCGTCTACGTGCCTCATCCACTGTTCGAACGTCATGCGGTCAGCTCCTTGATTCGTCGCTCGATGTCTTCCAGATCCCACCGGTTCTGTTCGGTGTGGTAGATGGCGTTGGCCATCTCCACCTGACTCCTGAGGAACTTCAGCTCCTCGATGTCTTCGATGTCATCGACGTACACCTCAGACCTCCGTGAGCTTCCACTCGCCAACGACCATGCCGTCGCGGCAGATGTCGCCCCAGGTGCCATCCTCGGAGCGGGCGAAGACCTCGAACCCGTGCCTCGCTGCGGAGGCTTCGAGGTGGTCGATGACCACGGCCCGATGCGATCCGGTCACCGTCCCGGTGTGGTCGCTTCCGACCTTGGTGGTGGTCAAGGTGAACATGAGATGCCTTTCAGGTAGGTGTCAAGCGATGGCGCGGGCGAAGGACGCGCTGCGTCCGTCACGCTGGCCGTGGGCGTAGCCGTTGGGGTTGAGCCGAGCGCCCTGGCGGGCACGGCCGAGCCTCGGGAAGGCTTCCTTGAGTGCGACCTCAGCCCGAGACTTGTCGTCGCGGTAGAGGACCAGCGCACCGCCGGCTCCCTCCAGAGCCTTGGCTTCCTCGGCGCGGATCCGCACGCCCACCGCGTTGCCGAAGCCAGCGATCCAGCCTCGGCGGTAGCTCTTGAGCTGGCCAGCGGTCGAACGCTTCTTGTACTCACCGGTGCGGTAGTCGAACTTGTAGCCGGCGTTCATCTCTTCGGCCGGTCGCACCGTCTCGACCAGGCGCAGCATCTGCGGGCTCAGGATGTCCCACAGGAACTTGATGCGCTCCAGATGCCTCGGCACCGCGAAGACGATCAACGTCTGCTCCTTGGTGTGGCGGCTGGTGCTGAGCACGGCTTTACCGTGCAGCGCGGTCACGATGTTGTTCAGCAGCAACGCTTGCTGAGCGACGTACTTGCCCTTGAAGGTCCACGACCACCGCTCCGCGTTGGGGATCGCGGTGGTGTCCATCCCTCGCTGGGCAGCCTCGACCTGGGCCTGCTCGATGCCGTACTTGGCCATGACCTCGAAGGCTTTCGCCTGGAAGACTTCACCCTCGGGCGTGCCCTCGGCACCCTCGGCCTGCCGCAGCAGCTTGGCGACTACCTCTTGCATCTTCGCGAGCTTGCTCATCGTTCGTCCCTCTTCCAGTTGTTGCGGGTGCCCTTACCGGGGCGCTTGAGTTCTCTTGCCTTGTTGCGGTGCTTGGTGGCGGCGTTGGACCGCCGCAGCTCTAGCCGTGCCTTGACCTGCTCGGAGACCATGCGTCTCACCTCTCGATGGGATACGAACGCTCGCCCAGCGAGAGCCAAGCGTTGCCGTTGTCTGGGTCGATCCACACCCCGATCTGGTTGGGCTGGTCGCTGCAATCCTCGACAGCGCAGACCGGGAACGTGTTGCTGTCGACGGTGACGAGGTCACCGGGGGCCGGCTCCGCAGATGCCTTGGGGCCGTCGGCCAGGGCCATCGCTCCCAGAGCCGCGCCAGCGGCGACGAGCGAGAGCAGGACGTTGGTCAGGTTGGGCATGTCTAGCCTTTCAGTAGCGTTCTGGGTGCTTGATGGCTGCCTCGACGCACTCCAGAGCGCGCTCGAAGCTCTCGACGCTGCCGTAGTCGAGGGCGTCCTCTTGACGCGGCTCGTGCTCTACGGTGTAGAACCACGGGAACTCAGGGCAGGAGCTGGCTTCCTTGTTGATGCGCGCCCTGGCCATACCTAGATCCCTTCCGTGATGATGTGATCGGCCGAAGGCGACTCCTCGCCGCAGCGGGAGCAGAACGGCTCGGCCATGCCCGAAGCCTCTGCGATCTTGGCGGCTTCGATCATGTTGCGGTGGCTCTCCCAGCACGGGCCGCAACCCACACCCTGGAGCGTGCCGTCAGGGCAGGCCAGGAGCAGCGTTGCCTCGCTACCGCACTGCATTCCGCACATCACACGGGCACCCCGTGCCTTCGCTTCGATGATGAGTGCGGTGGCTTCGAAGTAGGTGGTCGGAGCAGTCATGTCTAGATCCCTTCGTAAGTTGGTTGAGTGGGTGTCAAGCTGAGGCGCGAATGAAGCCCGCGCTGTTGTCCTTCTTCCATTCGTGACCCTTGGCCCGCAGGCCGACGATCACCCCTCGGGGGTCCAGCCGACGCTCGTCGGACTTGTCCCCGTCGATCACCTCGAACCCGTTCCACGCCTTGGGCAGAGCCTCACCCTTGGCCGTGGTGAACGGCATGGCCACGTTGCCTCCGTTGGCGAGGATGCCCGTCAGGTAGTCATCGCTGGTGTGGGCCGGTTCCTTGGCCGAGTAGGTCAGGCTGTACTCCGAAGTCTCGGTGCGCTCAGCCGGTGACCACGCGGTGTAGTCATACATCAGGACGCCGGCCTCGGCCAACGCTTCGACCATGCCCGGTGCAACCATCTCCCAGCGAATGTCGCTGGTGGTGTTGAGCCTCAGGTTGATCGCTTCGGTGCCTTTGAGCGCGTTGCGAATCTCCGCGCCGATCAGCAAACCAGCCTCGGCAGGGTGCGACAGGATGAACGCGGTTCTGACAGCTTGAGCGCGTTGCTGGGCAGGCATACCCGACTGGCCAGAGCGTGACAGGCACGCCGCAGCGCAACCCTTGCTGGCCATAGGGCACAGGTTGAACGCTCCGGTGAGCCCGAAGGCTTCCCGCACGTCACGGAGGCTTGCTGCCATCAAACCCCGCTCGGGGGTGAGCATCAGCCCGTAGCTCGGCAGCTTGTTCTTGCCCAGCTTCTGTTGGGACGCACCGCTGGTCAGCAGCGCCGCAGACGAACGCTTGTAGCCGACGGTCTCTCGAAGGCCAGCCCACACCTGTCGGGCACGGGTCACGTCTCCGGTTCCGTTGAGGCCGGCTACGACGGCCTGGCCGAATCCGGCCTCGATCAGGATGGTCTCTACTCGCGTGGTCATCAGAAGCTCACTCGCATTCCGGTCGAATCCTTGATGGTGGTCCAGGTGTCGCAGCCCTTGAGGCTGCGAGCCTTGGCGATGGCGTCCCGCAGCTCGTCGAAGTGCCAGGTGCCCATACCGCTGTAGAGAGTCCACTTGCCGAACATGTCTAGTCCTGTCTGAGTGGGTGTCAAGTTTCAGTGACGCTGACGAGCCGGCATGGTCTCGTACACGTCGTCTCGCATCGCTCGGTAGCTAGTCCCGTCCAGGTCACTCGGGTTGCCGCTGGCCAGGTAGGCACGCACGGCGGTCTCTTCGGCCGGCTCCAACACTCGGAAGGCCCAGCCGTGGCAGGTCCGGTTCCTCAGGCGCTCGCTGTCTGGCTTGTTCATGTCTACAACCTATCAGAGTTTCGAGTGGGTGTCAAGTCACTTGCCGGAGACTCGGTAGATCGAGTTACCGCGAGCGGCGACCCATCCGATGCCTGCAACGTAAACCTTGGTGACGTTCATAACTGTAGCCTCTCGGTGAGTGGGTGTCAAGTTCAGCGGAGCTTTGCAGCCCGTGCCTGCATTGCCTTGAAGTGCGAGCCCGGTCCCGTGGTGTTCAGAACCTTACGGGGGCCGGCTTCCCGAACCCTCGGGCGGTAGCTGGAGATGTTCATCGCTTCCAGCTCACGCTCGGCGTGGCCCTTGGCCAGACCGTTGGTGTTCGGTTCCTCGATCTTGACGTCGTGGTCAGTCCACCCCTTGAGACCCTTGTCCAGCTCCCGGTCAATCAACCGTACCGGGCTCAAGTCCGGTGCGATGAAGTCTGCTTTCATGCTCTGACGTGCGGTGACTCGAACGTCCCGCATCTTGTTGCTGATGGCGTCCATTCGCCGGCTCCAATCCTTAGGTAGTGCCTAGTGTGGTGGGGTGGGAGGGATTCGAACCCCCTCGCGATGACCGCCAGGGCCACCCCTTGACCAGTCCTCAGGGATCAAACCTGAGAGCACATATGCCGTTCTCAGACGACTTGGCCAATCGCATTATCTCTTGCGTGCTTATCCAAACTCACGTCCATCCCTGAGACCTCACACGTCTCAGAATGACCGGCTGGAGTTCACATTCGGGAGAATGCTGACGGTGTGCGAAGTACGCCGGGGATCGTCCTGATCGGCCATACTCACCGCCGACACGTTGCCGTGCCGCGCCACTATTTAGGTTTCAAGGTTCGAGCTGCATTTGCGATTCTCAGCCTACTCGATGATCGAGTGGGTGTCAAGCCGCTCTGCGTTGTGCTGTTGTGTTTCACACTCTACAGGGTGAGCGAGTGGGTGTCAAGTGCTGGGCGGTTCGTAGTGTTGCCGTACCGTGTGCGCTCTCAAACCCGCTGGTGTGTGGGTTCCCGAGCCGCCCTATGTGACGCTCGCTCTCTGAAGTTGTGACCACACTCTATCACGCTGCGGAGTGGGTGTCAAGTCCGAGAATCGCTATGCAGTTGTCAATGTGCTGAGAGCCACTCTACCCGATACCCGAGTGGGTGTCAAGTCGAGCGTTCCGGCTACTGGAGCCTGTCGCGGTGTCGCTGCGATGAGTAGAACATTACAGGTCCGGTGAGTGGGTGTCAAGTCGACGCCATTTCCGCTGGTCAGGGCGCTTTTGACTCGTGTCCCACGAGCCGCGGCGTAGCCGGCAAACCACCGAAAACAGTACCTGGCCTGCCAGGACACTAACCTGCTGCTCACTATCGCACCGGTGGCCGGCTATTCGGTTATGCGTGCTGACGTGCTCGTATTGCCCGCTGAGACGGCCGCTGACGGCCGTTTGCTGGCATCCTGGTGTGTGTGCCCTAGAGAGGATCCACGCGCGGGTATCCATCCCGTGCCAGACGGCCGATTACGGCCGTATCGGGCATGTAATGAGCAGCAGGTTGCTGCGCCAGGTAAGCACTAGTGCCCACTAAGGCACGTATGTGCTGGTGAGGGTATGTGCTGGTGTGTGTGTGGTGTGTGGTGTGTGTGGTAGCTAGACACATGGTGTGTGTATGCGTATGCATTGCTAGATCCTCACATCACATCGCATCGCTGCAGGTCACAGCGCGTATCCACGCGCTAGCCGGCCTTTGCTGATGATCGCATCGCATCGCACGCTCGAGGCATCGCATCGCATGTTGTTTGCTCATCGTCGCATCGTCGCAGGTCAGGGCACCCCAGGGGGGTTGCCCCCATGCCCCCCCTCCCGACCGGGACGTAA